GCGAACTGCCAGTTGATGATCTGCTCGCGTTCGGTGGCGAATATCCGATTGCCCGGGTTGTAGAGAAATTGATTTCTGAAGCCGTCGAGGTCCTTGTCGGTCTTGCGCTGCCAGTTCGGCGGCACCCCGGCGGCGCCGTCGGGTGTCCCCCAGGCGTCCAGCACAATGCGCCGGCGCCAGCCGGATTTCTTGCCTTCATCGCTCCAGAAATAGAAATCGAACACGTTAATCGTGGGAACTGAATCGCCAACGTAGAAACCGCCGTCGCTCTTGACGCGCTCAGCCATCTTCTCGGGGGACCACACGTCCGGGAAGTTGGTGCCCAACAGCGCCATGCTCTGGGTATCCACCAACTTGATGCACGACTTCACCATTTTCTTGTTCCACCCGGGATCAGCCACGGCGGGGCCGGTAAGCTTGATAAGCTCAGGAGCGGTGAATGATTTCCGGATCGCGAAGAACGGCAGGTTGCACATCGTCAGCAGCGTGTTGGATGGTACCAGAACATCTTCGATTCCGATGGCATCCGGACGCCAGCGTTGAGAATCCTTGAAGCCGGCGGGCGCGATGCCATGAAGCACATCCATGGCGAATTTTGACCGCAGGCATTCCATGTAGGGAATGGACCGCTTCATTATCCGGTTGATCTGCCTGGTGACGATGTTGCCGTATTCCGACCGCTTGTGCGGCGCCCCAGTGTCCGTGGAGCAGGTGAAGTAATTTCCGGGCTTCTGGAACGCCTGGTAGAACTGAGTCCGCCCTTCGTGGCCCAGCCGGGTGGATTCCAGGAAGTTCACATTGACGTTCCGGCCATCAGCCTCGGCCTCCTCCAGGCTGTAAGGGGGAAGTCCGTTGAACAGGTTGTTGATGAGCGCCCGGTTCTGTCCGCGCGGCCAGTCACCTTGTCGCATTTGGAAACAGACTGACTCGACCTGTTCGGGAAGATCAAATTTCATGGTGCTGCTTTACTCTGGATTGGAGGATTACTCAACCGTGGAGTTGAAGATGGTCGTATTACCATCGGAAGATGCGCTTCAATCTCCGCTATCTTGGTGTTCATTTCGCAGCCTGGAACGTGAAGAATGTAGTCTCCGGAACGCCACTGACCTCGATTACCCTGGGCGTCCAGGGAAAGAGCGTAATTTCCACCCAAGCCGGCATACTTGGCGTATTCATAGGTTTGCAAAACGAACTGCGGCACCAATGTGACTAGTCCTGGTCTGGTTTTTATGATGTGCTCCATCGCGGTCTGGTCTTGGAACCAGTCATGCCGGTAAACCGGTTCCAATGAAATAACCTCCTCCAGAAACTCGCGTCCTTTCTGGGAATTACGTACCAATAATACGTCACCCTGGATCATCAGAGCGTCCCGGGAAGCTATTACATCCGTGTCATTTCCAATCAGCGCCTCGATCTGGATGTAGAAGTTGGTGAAGATGACATCCACCCCACAACAAAGAATCCAGGCATAACCATTCTGGAAAAGGTCCAAGAACTGCCTCCATCGGGACCAGGCATAGTTCATTCCAGCAGGGAGTATGTCTATCCGGTGATAGTCATAGCCATGGATGGCCGCATAGTCCCTCTTGTTCTGGTCCGTGATGGCCGCCAGATGGGCAAGGCTGGGATGAAAAGTCGTGGCGATGGCAATTTTCATATCAGGGCAAGAATTTGGTCTGAACTGGGATGTTGAAGGTAATGATGTTGCGGCGTAATCATCAGATGACGCATATCTCCGCTGCCTCCGTGGCATGGGACTATCTTAGGCATCGGATACCCATTGGCTATGACAAGCGGTGCGCTCATCAGCCCCACGAACGCCCTGGCGCCGGAAATGATGGACGCCATCTGCAATATGGATTTTGTGGTGAAGTTACGGCCCGCTCCCACCGCCTGTCCCGGAATTCCAATTTCCAGGCACGGCATAGAACAGCGTTGCGCCAGTTCCTGGAACAGGGTTGCAAATTCAGCCCCGCGAGTGGCCAGCACCACATACTCCCCGTCGAATCCGAACGCGGGGATGTTTTCATACATTACCTTTGATCCGTTCTCCATGGGAAGTCCGGCATGATAGGCGATCCATTCCCCAATGCAGCAGTCGGGAACTCCCCTGAATCCAAGTTGGTAGCATTTCACGTAACCCAACTCCGAAATCGGCATTTCCCAGGGCTGAACACCGCAACCAATGGAGAGTATGTTGTAAGGCGCGCACTCCACCATCTGATAGATATAAGGCTGGACTTCCACCAGGTCCTTCATGGGCCGGCACAGGCTGCTGGTATAGAAGTCTGCAACCGCTTCGTGCTGTTCGCACAGCTTCCTGATGGTGGGCAACGACCACAGCGCATCCCCTATTTTTCCGGGGTGGGTGACGGCGATTTTCTTAGGCATACGTCTTGGCTAGAACTGATCTTTCTCCCATCCTTCCATCAATGGCCACCATTAGTTCACATCTTCTGGCGTTTGTTTTCTGAGCCATTTCTGCCGCTGCCAGCCTCTGCTCCTGGGAAAGCTCAACATCCATTATCCTATCCTGAGCGTGCCAGCACTTCATTGAAGTGGTGATCAATTCGTCAATCAAGGCCGCGGTGGATTTTGTTTCTATGTTCATGGCCATCCTGGGCAGTAATCCTTCACGATTGGGCGTCTTGGACCCCATCCAATCCAGGATTCAGCATCGTAGAATTCAGCCCGGCTCATGGCGGTCTGCCTGAGTTGCGGGAGGGTGTTCAGGAATGAAGCCTTGGCCCACCAGAAATTACCGCCCCAGAACGGGGCGGTAACGAGCGCCGGCCATCCCTCCGGAGTCAGCCAGTGGGCACCAACCGATTCAATGCCCGCATCCATGTCCTTTATTGCCCTCCGCCAGTTTGTCACCACGGCATCCTGCATCCGGTGCCGCCAGACATCGTAGAGTGGTTCGTTTTTGTGAATGGCGCCTTTCGTGTGGTGATACATTACATACCAGTCCGGATTTTCCTTGGCCCACTTCTGCATCAGGAACATGGTAGGAAGTTCCCCCCGGAAATGATCCGGATGCTGAACCAGTTCCGCCTTACCCGGGGCCATCATCGCTGCCGCCGCAAAATCGCAGTCGCCGCCGTTTACGCCCACAACAATCCGGCTGGCAGCCTCCTCCAGTCCGCTTCGCCTCAATTCAGCCATCTGCTCCGCCATGATCCCCATGGCATGGTCGGGATCAATGTGCGGATCGCCACCGGAAAGCCGGGTGTGATAATAAACTGCTATTTGTTTCACTCTTTTTCTCCGTTCATGTCGGACCACTGATCTAGCATCAAGTTTGAACCGTTGGGTGTCCGGCCCCACGAATCATACGGATAACACCCATTCCAAGTCACCATGAAGCATTCCAGTCCAATCGAACGGACATGCTGGGTTATGCTTCGAGCGCCATGCTCGAATTCGTAGCGGCTGTCATTGTGGACCGTGTAAGGATAGGAATTCAGGAGTTCAGGGGCACACCAGAAACTGGTGGTCCGCAAGTGGTGCATGGGCGTGGTGTAGCCCCGGCATCCATACAGACCGGGACCATTCTGCTCATAGACATTCACAATCCGGTCCAGCCAGCCAGCCCGGTAGAAGTGAATCGGAGCGCCCAGAAAGACCATCAGATCGCAGGGTATTTCCTCCGCCGCTTTCTGGAAGGCCCCAATGTCCTTTCCCTGGTTGTCGTGCAGCATGAAGGAACAGGTCAATGGCCGGAACAGTTTTGGGTAGGCTGGATTGTTCGGAAGGCCGTAGTTCACCAGCACATGGATTTCATGATCCAAGGATCCCGGAGGATGTTCCATGTAGCTCTCGACGAATCGTCGTGCCAGCGGCACATAGGTCCTGGCGTCCAGATCGGGATAGACATAGGTGAGGACTACTTTCATGTTGAATTTGCCAACCATGGTTGACAAATTTTCGCTAAGTCACTTAACCTAAGTGGTTGAATTTTGAATTTCAGACACGATCCAACATCCTGGGGCACCCCTTAATTCGTTGAATATGGAGTCCGTGAGATGGGATTTGATATACGCCAATGGCGTGTGAACCTTCAGCTTCAACGGACACAGGCAGATTTCACAAACGTTGATCTGATCGTCCAGAGGGGTGGATAATTTTCGGTCCTGAAGCCGTTCGATCTGCTGCTGGATGGCGCCCGCCGCCGGCTTGGTGAACCAGGTGGTAAAGTCCCCCTTCGTGTTTTTGGGGCAGGCGACACACACTGAGGCCCGGGAATGGGCCAGATCGGGAGCCACGGGAGGATCATTGGAATCAATCCAGTCATTCAAGGTCCTGACTCCGGCCCATATTTTCTTGGCCCTACCCGCCGCAACACTTACCTGCTGTAGCTCCTGTTGCGACGGGTGGCTCGATTTTGGGGGCAAGCCGCCTCCCATGTCGGCGCCATCCAAATAGTTTGTCCAGCCATGTTGCAGGCAGATACGGACGTTGAATGCCTCGACCTCTGACGACACCTCGTTTTCATCCGTGCTCCAACCGTGCTTGGTTATCAGATCAGGACGCCCACGGCGGTGGGCTATCAACGACCGGACAATGCTGCTGAAGCTGACCATGCGAGGAGCCATCCAGCCTGTTTCCGGCTGGAGGAACTTATACCCATTGGGCACCTGCATATTTCGGTTCTTTAGTCTGTATGCCATTCACCGTTTTACCACGGCTTAAACTTTTTGCAATTTTTTCTTGCGCTTAATTAGCTTACCATGCTAAATGTGCCTCCTGTGAAAATTGAAATGGATGACAATAGTTTTTGGTTGTCGTTTATAGCGGTGGTTGGAATTCTCATTGTGATAGTTTCACTTGGGGCCTGTTACTTACATCAGCAGACAAATCAAGCCGCCATAAAAGCCGGACTGACTGAGGTAAACGATAGTATTTCTAGCACCCACTGGGCAAAACCTTGACCCATGGCCGATCTGAAACATCAAGACTGCCACTGCTGCGAAGGCTCCGGAAAGGAATTGGACCACAAGGCGGTGGGCAGTGTGCTCCGGAACCATCGCGTAGTAAAAGGCATTACCCAGACTTCCATTGCCGACCGAATGGGACTTTCCAAGCCCTACCTTTCCGATCTGGAGCATGGCAAACGCGCGTGGCGGCCCAGCCTGATCAAGGCTTATGAGAAGGCTTTGAAATGAACATACGGCTTCTGGGCGACCGCCTGATCGTGCGTCCGATTCCCAGAACCAAGTCGGGCCTGATCGAGCTTCCAGAATCGCTGCACGATTCGCACGTCAACGGTCCCAAGGAGTATTATGTCATGGTCGTGGGTCCGGGCAGGCGCACCAGGAAAGGCGTTCTAGTGCCGCCGGAATGTGAATACGGCGACCGGGTGATATGCCACGCCTACGACAAGGGGCCGGATGTCGTGACGTTGCCGCACGGCGACATGATCGTCACCAATGACCAGATTTTGATGGTGCTTCCGAAATAGCAGCCATCACCGAAAGAAGGTGAGCGCAGATGCCAAAAAAGAAAAAAGGAAAAGGGATGAAGTATTGATCCCAGCCTCCACGAAACGCGGGCCTCGAAAGTCCGGGGCCTGCGTTGACGGCCTCAAGCAGCATCGCTGGTATATGGGGGCTTGCATGAGATGCGGAGTCCGGCAACCCCGAAAACGACAATGCACCTGAAACACATTCAATCCTGCCGCGTGTGCGGCTCCACCGCTCTTACGCCGGTCATCAATCTTGGACTGCAACACCTGCAAGGTTCATTCGTGAAGCTGGGCATGAATATGCCGCCCAACCGCCGGATTCCCTGTGAACTGGTCCGCTGCGATCCCACGCGGGATGAGAACGCCTGCGGCCTGCTCCAGATGAAGCACAGTGTTCCTCCGGAGATTCTGTATTCCAATTATTGGTATGTATCGGGAACGAATCAGACGATGCGCGATCATCTAAAGGACATTGCTGGTTCGGCCAATTCGTTCTTCCCGGATTCACACGTCAATCCTCGCAGGGTTTTGGATATTGGCTGCAACGACCTCACGTTGCTAAATTTCTTTCCAGAGGACTGGGACCGGATTGGAATTGATCCCTCAAACGTATCGGACACAGTGCCCGAATCCGGTATAAGAGTGGTGAAGGATTTTTTCCCCAGCGACAAGATCGACGGACAATTCGATGTCATCACATCCATTGCCATGTTCTACGATCTGGAGGACCCGGTGAATTTTGCCAGGTCTATCAGAGAGTTGCTGTCCGACGATGGTATCTGGATCGTGGAAATGGCCTACATGCCGACGATGCTGGCTAACAACTCCTACGATACGATCTGCCACGAACACCTGCTTTTTTACAGTCTGTCAGTTTTGGACCGCGTCATGCGAAAGGCTGGATTGTCAATTTTCCGGGCGTTGTTGAACGGTAGCAATGGCGGCAGCATTCAGTGTTATGTGCAGCATGAAGGAGCTTCCAGGTCCAACCATGGATGGCAGGAGGAATTGAAGTTCATGCGGCAATTCGAGTTTGACCTGGAGTTGGACACCGACAAGCCTTACGCATCGTTCCAGAGCCGAATTTGCAATCATAGGGACAAGCTTGTGGCTATTCTGAGGAAGTTGAAGCAGGACGGCAAGACCATCCACATCTACGGCGCCTCCACAAAGGGTAATACGCTGTTGCAATGGTGTGGCATAGACAGCCGCTTGATTGATTGCGCGGCGGATCGTAACCCGGCCAAGAACCAGGCCATGACATTGGGCACCTGCATCCAGATCGTGAGCGAGGAGGAATCGCGCGCCCGGAATCCGGATTACTATCTGGTGCTCCCCTGGCATTTCAGGAGTGAATTCATCCAACGCGAGCGGGAGGCCCACGCCCTGACGGGACGCAGTCCGGGTTTCATATTTCCGCTTCCTGAAATAGAAGTCATCCCTCCCATGCCATGATTGATTTGACTCCCGACCAGATCAAGGTTCTCAAGCTGATTGCACAGGGCTATGAGATCAAGCAGATCGCCCCGATCATGGGCAATGGCGTCAAGTCGGTTGAATATCACTGGGCGTTGATTAAGAAAAAGACCGGCGCCACCAACCATGTCCAAGCCGCGCTGTGGGCTTTTAGAAACAAGATCGCCAGGTTGTGAGAACCGATTCCACCCACATCAACCGATTCCGAAACCGTTCTCATCCGCTTTACAAGAGCGACGACAACCTGGGCATGACCGGCTTGTTCGTGGTTCCATTGGCTGTAGGGTGTGTGGCTATCATAATTGCCAGCGAAGGCGATCCTGAAGCAATGCCCTGGGAGCACGTTAGTGTTAGAATTGGAGTGTTGAAGTATCACGGAAAGATCAAGGAGCGCATTCCCACCTGGGACGAGATGTGCGCGGTGAAGAAGCTTTTCTGGGAGGATGACGAACCTGTGATGCAGCTTCATCCTCCGGAATCCGACTACATAAATTGCCACCCTTGCGTGCTCCATTTATGGAGGCCAACGGATCAAAAGATTCCAATGCCTCCCAAGGCGGCGGTGTAACATTTCAGTTGTAGAATCAAGGCCCACAGATTAAACGTAGAGCCGTGGCATTTGACCAGCACGCAAATTTTGGCGCCAGCACTGTCGCCACCGCTCCCGCTCCCGCGCTGACGGGTTTGAGCCTTACGGTTGCCGCCGGGGAAGGCGCATTATTTCCGGCAACCCCATTCAACTGCACCGTCTGGCCGTCCGCAGTTTCCCCGACCGCAGCCAATGCCGAAATCATCCGGGTCACTGGCGTTGTTGGCGACGTGTTCACGATTGTCCGGGGACAGGAAGGGACGGCAGCCATCGCGATAGCCACCGGCTATCAGATCGCCAATACCAGCACCAACTTGGTGTTCACGACGATGGAGAATGCCATGATCCAGGGCATCTCAGCCGGAGCCGCCGTGGCCACCGCGTCACAAGTGGTATTTTCAAATGCGAACGGTGTATCGTTCGGAGTCGCGGGCCAGACGGTTACGGCTTCGGTGGCGCCGGCGGGCGGCGGGCTGACCAACATCAATTTCTCCGCCGGAACCACCAGCCAGAATCTCAGCGCGCTGACGTTCTCAAATTCCAATGGCATAAGCTTCGGCCTGGACGCCGCGCTGTCCCGAGTGACGGCCATTTACACGGTGCCCACGCAGACCAACGTGGCATTCTCCGCGTCCGGAGGTTCCAGCACGTTCCAGACATTGAGTTTTCGCAACGCCAACGGAATCACATTTTCCAACAGCCTAGGTTCGGTCGAGGCGTCCTACACAGTGCCGACTCAATCCGTTCAGCCGGTGGCGGCTTCGGCCAGCAACGGTTCCTTCCTGTTTTCAACGCTCAACTTCAGCAACGCCAATGGAATCACTTTTGGCAGCAGCGCCGGTGGAATTATTACCGCGAGTGTTGCCGCCGGTGGGGCGCCAGGTTCGATTTCCGCCGGCACGACGAGCGTTGCCCTTGGGCAGGTGGTGTTCTCCAACTCGAACAATGTGACGTTCGGACTGGATGGATCGACGGTGACGGCCAGCGTGACCGTCACCCAATCCAACCAACAGATCACAGCGGCCAACGGCGGATTCACCTTCCAGACGCTCTCGTTCTCCAACGCGAATAACGTCAGCTTCAGCACGTCGGCGGGCAGCGCGATATTCGCCAGTGCCACCGTGGCATCCACCCAAGGCAGCATCCGGTTCAGCGCCGGCACGACCAACAATCTGGTGTCCAACCTTTCGTTCAGTGACGGGAGCAACGTATCGTTCGGGATCAATGGTTCCACGATCACCGCCTCGGTGGCGACCAGCCTGACGAACATCAAGATTTCCGGAGGGACGACGAGCAACAATCTTTCCGCGATTACCTTTGGGGACGCAGGCGGCGTATCCTTCGGGCTGGCGGGATCGGTGATGACGGCATCCGCCCCGGCGGCGGCGGCGTCTCCGGTCGCTTTCAGCGCCGGCACGACGAGCAACAACCTGGGCACGGTGGTTTTCTCGAATTCCAATCTGGTCAGCTTCGGCCTGAACGGGTCCACCATCACCGCCCGTCACGCCCTGAACTTCTCGGTCGGGGCGGATTCGGAAACCATCAGCAGCCAGATTGTGTTCGCCAATTCAAACAGCATCAGCTTTGGAATCAATCTTGGGACCATCACGGCCTCGTTCAATCAGACCGTTCAGCAGGCTATTTCCGAGGTAAACGCCGGCACCCAGCAGGCGGTGGCGGGAGTTAGTTTCGTGGACTCGAACGGCATCAGTTTCGGCATGTCCAACAACCAGGACATAACGGCCAAGTTTGAGTTGAACTTTTCCGCCGGAGCAGCGGCCAACAACGTCAGCCGCAGCATCGTCTTTTCCAATTCCAATAACGTGAGTTTCGGGTTGAACGGTTCCACCATAACAGCCAGCGCGAGTGTGGCGTCGGGGGCCGGTAATACGATTTCCTTCTATGAAAACCTGCCGTTTGCTTTCAGCGGCGGAACTACGTTCACGTCGAACAGCAACAACACGATCTATTTCGATCCGGTTCAGCTTCCGGTTGCTGTTTCCATGACTCAAATCCGGCAACTGGCATCGTTCAACGTGATTGGCAGCAGTCAGAACCCGGGGTCAACCGGCCTGCATCGCTTCACCAATGACTTTGCGATCTACTCGCGCAGCGTGACGGATTCCGGGGCGACCAATTTCAGCGCCAGCACGAAATGGGTGACGTTCTTCAGCACCCGGGCCAGCACGTCCTGCTCTTACAGCGCGTCCAGTTCCAGTATTTCGCTGACGTTCGGCTGGGCCACAGGCTCCACCGATGGCAGCATTTCCACCACGCACAGCACGCTTTCCGCCGTGTTTCAAAACCTCACGTATTCCGGCCAGAAATACATGCCGTGGGGCGCGGCCACCAGCCTGTCCGCCGGAGAATATGTGTTTGCCCAGCGGGTATCGTCCTCCACGGCGGGAGCGGCTCGGGCGGACTCGCTTATCCGCATAAATCAACTGGGTTTCTCGGTGATGTCCAACGGGTCATGGGGAACCGGATTTGGCGGGTTCACCAATTCCAGCGTTCAAGCCATTCCCGGGCTGGGAATTTACTCCGTGACGAGCAGCGCCTTCCCGACCAGCATCGCGTTCAGCGAGATAAGTTTCAATTCGATGTTGCGCCGCTATTACATGGCCCTGTGCTGAAATGAATGCTTTTTTAATTCCAACCGTGCCCCGGGATCGTTACGAAATTCAAGCTCACGAAACCCTCGAATTTTCCGTTTTTGATTCCAGTATTGGCTATGGTGAAATAAAACATTGTTCCGTTTGCAATGTTAGGGTCGTGGTTCCAAATGGATTTCCGCTCCATCCGGACAGTTTCATTGATTGCGCGAATGGTCATCCAATTCTTAGAACTAAAGCCTTTGGTGTCACCAGAAGAAGCCTGGGACCTCGGGTATCCGAATGAAACCTGAAATCATCCTGCCCTATCTGCCGGGAACCCAGAACGCCGATCTGAAAAAGGCGAACGAACGGCTGGCCACCGGACGCAGTTACCAGGATTTGTCCACCATCATCGTCACGCCCACTCGCGGCGGACGGTCGCTGTGCCCGCGCTTCGTTTCCATGATCATGGGGTTGATGCGGCCCATGAATCAGCAGTGCTTCGGACCCGTGTTCCTGTCCGGCATGGAGGTAGGCCAGGCGTTCAACAGCGCGGTCGAGATGATCCTGGCCAATCCGGTGCTGGCAAAGTTCAAATACATGCTCACGGTGGAGGACGACAACCTCCTGCCTCCGGACGCCCTGCTCAAGCTCTACGAGAGCATCAAGGATTACGATGTGGTGGGCGGATTGTATTTCACGAAGGGCGAGGCGGGTCAACCCATGATCTATGGCAACCCGGACATCACCCCGCTCAATTTCATTCCGCAGATGCCGGTGGAAAACACCGTGCAACGCTGCAACGGCACCGGCATGGGGGCCACTTTGTTCCGAATCGAACTGTTCAAGAAGCTGCCCGCGCCGTGGTTTGAGACCAAGCAATCGTGGGACCCGAATACCGGCGTAAAATGTTACACGCAAGACCTGTGGTTCTACGAAAAGGTAATCAAATCCGGGGGCAAAATAGCGGTGGACACCAGGGTTAAGGTGGCTCACCTAGACATCGAATCCGATATCGCGTGGTGACTTGAATGAGCAATAAATCGAAATTGAAGGTGAAGAAAATTGAACCGCCTCCGGAATTGAGACTTGATCTGGCTTGCGGGCGGCAGAAACAGTCCGGGTTCCACGGGGTTGACCTGTATTCACCGGAGGCGGACACGAAACTGGACCTGTTCAAGTTCCCGTGGCCGTGGAAGGACGGGGCCGTCACCGAGATTTATTGTTCGCATTTCGTCGAACACATCCCGCGCACATTTCGCTGGCCGTTTTTCGAGGAATGCTGGCGTGTGCTCAAGGACGACGGGATAATGAAGGTGTTCGTGCCCAACTGGAAATCGGAGCGCGCCTTCGGCGACATGTCCCATGTCTGGCCGCCCGTGGTCGCGATGGCGTTCTTTTATCTGAACGAGAACTGGCGCGAGTTGAACAAGCTCAATTACGGTTACTACGATTTGAAGTGCAATTTCGATCATCAAGCCGGTCCCGTAGGCGTCAGCCCGTCTTTCAGCACCCGGGCGCATGAAGCCCAGTTGTATGCCTTCACGCATTACTTGGAGAGTTACCAGGACATGTGGGCCACGCTGACGAAGAAGCCCCGGCTCCTCAAACCCAAATGACTCATGTTCGGTTGCAACATTTTTGGAACGCTGTATTTTGCCGGGTCGTGCCTCGTGGCGGCCCCGGCGCCACCGATACCGCCCATCCCGCCGGTGCCGCCCATCGTAGTTGTGACGCCGGAGATCTGCGAATGGTTCGCGATTGGCCCGTGCATCGGGACGGATTCAGTGGCCGACCAGGTGCCCCGCCGCGGACGATCTGGTGCCGGTTTGGGCCTGAAATCGTCGGGCTGGTCCGGATCGTCCGGGGGCGGATCGGCGGTGGGAACGCCCGGGGGCGGATGTCCCTGAAAGATTTTTCAAAATATCCGTTGACTAAAACGCTCTGATGTAGGAAAAACAACTGTGCCTCATTCATTGAATGTTGAATTTAACGCCCGATCTGCCCAGAAATGGGGGCCTTTCAATGGGGCTTGCACCAGGTCGGGCGCTTTGTTTTTACCGGCGTCTTTGAGTCCGCCGGTCCATGGTCCCCGCCGGGTTGACGGCCTGGTAAGCCCTCGGGTCATCGCAATTGACCTTCATACGGCCCGGCGGGGCTTCGATTTGGTCATCCGCTCCTGCTCCGGGGCAAACGGTTTTCAACATCGTTCGGGATTTCTAACTGTGTTTGCCCGTAATTCGTCCCCGGAGTCCCTTTTCCAAAAGCCATGACCAAGCCAGTTCCCATCACCGACCACAGCCCATCCGACCCCGATTACCGGGCGTGGTTTGAACGCTGGGCACCGCACGACATCACCCGCCCCTTCACCCCAGGCATGTACGAAGGCAAAACCCTCGCCGAAGTCGAATCCATCGTGGGCACCAGCCCTTCCCTTTCAAAAGGCGATTGCCGGGGGTGGCACGTATGAACCCCAATTTCCAGTCCGTTGGTACTTCCGCAAACCAAGATTGCCGCGCCAAAACCCGGCAACCTCCAGCCCAAGTGGGTTGTCCGCCGAAATCGGTTGAGCCGTATGTCTCAGAGCAACATCCTAGCACCTTTGCGATGGGGGAAACCCCTCCCGAAGCCACGCGAACCACGCCCCGGTCGAGGTTTGGGTAAACGGCACCAACACAAGGACTCGAATATAGATCAGAGCCGCCGATGGTTCATCCGCCTTAAGGGATGCGCCAGCCGTATTTAGAGCCGTTCTGATCGTCTCGTCCCGGAAGCTCTCCGGCGAGATGCCCAGGAGCTTCCCTCCACTAACAGGGGCGTGCTGCGCCTATCCACTTTTTAACCCATACTCGCCACTCGCTCCTCCTCAAACCAGCCCCCTAAATTTCAATGTCAACGGTGGACACTGTGGACACTTCAAGGACAATTCGTTGACACAAGAAGAAGGAATGATATACAGACGCCCTGCCGTGTTTCTTTTCTTTAGCCTCTATTCGCTTACCGCAATTCCACTGTCCACAGAAAAAACCGCAATCGGCGTAGAACTGCCTCCTCCCTGACCGTCCGTTCATGGTTCCCATCGGTCCCCTCTGCTGTCATCAAACCCAATTCCATCTTTCCCACCTCCTACCTGTACATCTCAACCATCCCGAAAATTTCCTGAAACTTTTTTCCAGTTTTTTTTCCAAACTTTTTCCAGAACCTTTCCCATAGAAATCTTGCACCGTGGGCTACCTCCTCGTTTGGTCCCGGCGTCCTGGCGTTTTCCCCTCTAGCCGGCGGGGTGGCGGGGGCGGTCGGGTTCAAAGAGATTCCTTGCTGCTTGGGGGCGCCAGGGCGTTTTGATGGTCTGAGTGTCCGACTTTGCCTTTCCGTGAGTCCTAGGGCGTCCTAGGCTGTCCTTGGGCTAAGGTCACGGGTCTGTCGTGCCTGCCGGCACTGGTCAAGCGAGGGTCTTAGCCTTCCGTGGGTCCCGGGGCAGCCGGCGGCGGGCTGGGTTCGTGGCTGGTCTCGGTCATCGTAGAGCCGGCCAGCTTTCGCCTTTGACCCTTTGGAATCAACTTAGTCGTGTCAATCGCTTTGGGAGCTGGTTTCATTCGCAAACGGAGCTTGAGCGTCTCTAGCTCTACGAAAGCGCGTGACAGCAGACAACGGACTTTTGGGTCGCAATCGACCATTTTGGCATCGTCAGAGATAAGCGACTGGATGGCAACGGCGTCTCTGTAAGGTTTAGTAGCCCACATGCGGGCATCGTAACGCTTGAGTGACCGGGCGTCAACGGTGGTGTGTGGGTGGGCAAAGGAGAGTCGACCTAAGCTGGCATGTAAGGGACATGTAAAGCTTTGCGGATCTGATTGCTTTGAGTCGGCTAGATTTTTCGTCCCACACGAACCGGAACTGTTTTACGATCAAGTTTTCACGGCGCACCTGTATCGCGCCTGTTTTTTGGTGGCCTTTGCCAGCCTTTCCGCCGCTTAAGGGCAAATGCGCCGAAAAGCCGTTGAGTTCTGCAATTTTCATATTGGAAGGGTTCATTCCAAGCTGGGTGATTTGATGGCGTAGTCACCGTCAATGCGGGTCTCGAACCAGCGGCGGATGGTGCCGCGCTTCACGGCTGGGGTGTAGATGGTTGGGGTTTTGTAGTAGCGGACTTCGCCGGCGACGGTGCGCTTGTCCAGGCCAGCCAGTTCCAATTGGGCGCTGGCGAGGGCGGCCGCGAGCAACTTGTCGGCGTGGCGGTCGGCGGCATCGAGTTGGGCTTTGGTAGGCCAGACGGTGCCGAGGAAGGAGGGGTTCATATTGAGTTGGCGGCTGTGAATTGCTTCTTGGCAGATCGCCAGGGGACACCGTTCTTGCGGGCGGTGCGGCGGGCGGCGGCTTCTTTCTGGCCGTGCCAGAGGGCGGCCATGAGAAACACGTCCGAGAGAGCGCAGACGTACTGGGTTCGCTTACCTTTTAGACGCAGACCGATCAAGGCTTCGCTTTGACTGCCGGCTGGGGCCAGGGTGACGATTACGGGGCGTGAGCCGTAGGTCTTGCTGGTCTCGCGGTGGACTGGCTTGGTTAGCTTTGTCATAGGAAGTGGGATCACTGTGCTTCAATGCGGTTGCCGGGATTGCCAATGATGATCCACCCCAAGGCAACCCAGCGCGAGACATAGGCTTCGCGCACCGTGTCGCGCCATGGTCCTTTGTAGGGAAGAACGCAAATGACATTCAACACATAGTCTTTAATTTTCATACCTGAATCTAACGTAATCCGGTTACGATAGCAACACGAATGAATACGGATGGTGTATCCGTGTAGATACGTCCGTAATAATAGGAGTTGGGCAGCGTAAGCGGGTTGTGATAGTGTGGGGGTATGAAAGAAAGAAAAGTATGACCACGCTCGCAAAGCAACTCCCGGCGCGCAAATCGTATCCCCGTTACGTCAGGGTCGGCCAAAGTATCGCCGATTGCGTCCGCGACTCCAAAGACAAGGCTGTCCGGCTTACAACGCGGTGCTGGATCAGCACGGCGCGCTGGAATGAAATTGCCGCGAACGTGGACAGCCTCGCCGATGCCATGAATGTCGCGCTGGTCGAAGCGCACTCGGCTCGTGCCTCCAGCAAAGCCCACTATGCGGCAATCTGCGTAAAACTCGACGCGCTGGATAATCCTGGATTCCAATCTCGTCAGACCGCGCTGGCGATTCACGCCGCCGAAATCGCACAGTGAAGTATGACAATTGACAAGTTCATCGTCCGGCATCTCTCGGATTGGTGCGACACACAATTTCCGCTGCAGTCTAATCAAGTGTTTGATCGCATGATTGGCCATTTGCGGCTGCTTGATGAACCGGACTACCTGCTGGCCTTGGAGCGTGGCTGGTGGCGGTTGTTTGACGATCTTCCGGAACCCCAGACCTGCGTATGAACAATGAAGTGCGAAAATACCTCGCTGAAATAGGTCGGCGAGGCGGTCAGAAGTCGCGGCGCAAGTTGACGCGGTTTCAGTCGTTGGCAATGAGGGCGGCCAAGACCGCGAAGCGGGCTTTGAAATTGAAGAAGGAAACCAAACCATGAAAAGGCAATGTATGAAAATAAAAGAAGAGAGAAACCAACACCACGCGGCGCTTGCGGCGCTCGCCAACAGTCTTAACCCCTACAACAAACTATCCGGACTGCAACTCTGGCGCAAGCTGCGCCGGCTTGAGATTGCGGCAAGAAGTGCGGCTTGCGCTCAATGTAATGGCGAAGGCTACGGCGGCCAGCCGTACCGTGAGACTGAGGAATGGGAATCGTTCAAAGCGGTAATCACGGCGAAAGTCGCGGCAGTTTTCGGAGGTAAATTGCCACCCGCGTTCTTCGTCAATGGCGACCCTCGCGGCTATGTGCTGAAGCTGGACAGCGGAAACGGCGAAAAAGCCGCAACAGAATTTCCCCTGCATCGCGACTGGGGAAACAATCAGATTTTGGCCCCGGTGATTGAATGATTGGGAGAAACCAAAACCAAAACCAAACGTATGAAAAACCAAGGAAAAGATAGCCCGCGATGTTATCGCATTATCCGGATGTTCCGGTCCGGTCGCAACCCGCGCACCATTAAAAACGGGCTGACAGAAACGGAAGCGATAGAACATTGCAGCCGCGATGATACCAAAAAGGAAGGTGTTTACTTCGATGGTTGGGACTACATGAAAGGGGTCAAGCCATGAAACAAATCACCGCTTATCAGCATACCAGTCCGGTCCCGGAACAGTTGCCGGACCTTCGCCGGGGCACTTACTATTGTTCGGTGAAGGACGGCGAAAGGATACAACTACTCCTGGGGCCATTCAAAAGTCATGGAAAGGCGCTACTTTTCTTGCCAAAAGCCAAATCTAAAGCCCTTGAGTTTTACGTTTGGTCGGCTTTTTATTCTTTCGGAACACTCAGGATGAAATCTAACTTTACTAAACCCGGCATACTCAACGAATTTTTCCCGGAACTCTTTAAAATCTATGATAAAAACCAACCTTGAAAAAGCTCTGGCCGTCATGCTGATCGTGGCGGCGCTTGTCATCGCAAATTATCACATGGCACTGCGGACAGCTTGGAAAAACCAGCTATCGCAGGCCAAGATGGTCAACCCTCAACACTCGAAACCCAAATGAAACAATTCATAATCGCGGGACTGTGCGCCGCATTGGTGTCAGCCCCCATTCAGGAAACACGCTCGCAGTCCACTCCGGCCATGATCTGTCTGGTCATTGGAACTCTGGTGGTAGGTGGCTGCATGGTGGTTTACGTCAACACTTGCGGACCCAAGTATTACTGCGTCACCGACCCGGACAATCCTGGGTGGCAATGGTGTTGCCCCACCACCAAACGCGAATGTCAGATAAACGGCTGGACTATCAACCACGGTCCATTCAAGAAGCACGGCGACTGCGCGCTGGTTTGCACGAACACCATTGGCAATCTGTTTGAGTTGGAATCCCCCGTAACCATCCGAATTGAAAGCAGCACCAACCTGATTCAGTGGACAGAGTGTGTCTCGTTCACTGGCGATCCGGAATGTTTCGACGTGGCGATAACCAACCAGCCTGTCACCGGCTGCTTTTACCGGGCTTTTTACCGATGAAAAATTCCCCAACCTTGCAAGAGTTGATGAAATTCAGGCGCCTAAAAGTCCTCAACCCGGATAATGATTTGCGCTTCGCCGTCACGCTTCGCGGCTGGGCCGGTGGCATCTTCGCCATTCGAGCGCATCCACAACGAGCACCAAGGGGAAAACCAAACCCTTACTCATCGGCGCATCGGGTCATGGCCCGCGACGAAATCGAAGCATTCCTTGGCAGACTGGAAAAAGATTGACGCAGCGAATTAAATTAGCATACTTAGCTAATATATGAGTGAAATATGAGTGAACTAAAAACAGCGGTAATCAAATCAGCCCCCACCGTGCTTTCTTGCATTGGTAGTGATGTATGGAAGGAAGAAGTGGCCAAAGTGATTCCAAAGGAAATCGCACTTGAAGCCCTGTTGCGGGTTGCACGAAGCACCGCCTCCGATCCCAAGTTCAATAACGTGGATCCAAAGAGCTTCCTGCTTGCATTGCTCAAATGCGCCCGGGCGGGACTCTACCCGGATGGACGTGAAGCGCATTTGATCGCTTTCGGAAAGGATGTTCAGACCGTATTCGACGTGAAGGGCATCTGTTCGCTGGCCAGCCGCGCCGGCGTGCTGGTTACTCCCAAGCTCGTGTTCTCCACCGACAAATTCTCAGTGGAGGAGGACGACGGCAATGGACGCACGAGGATAAATCACAGCGTTGATTACCGTTCGCCGCGCGGCGAAATACAGGCCGTCTACTCGCGGGCGGTGATGAAGGACGGCCAGGTGGACTATGAAATCATGTCGGCGGAAGAGGTCGAGGATGTGCGTCAGCGGTACTCCAAAGCGAAGGATTCTTCTCCCTGGAAAAATTCCTGGGGTGAGATGGCAAAAAAAACCGTCATTAAACGTCACTCAAAACGCTGGGATATGTCGCCGGAAATCCGGCAGGCGTTCAACGCCGATGACGATTCCATTGCCGACAAGCTGCCGGCAATGCCGGTCAAGCCCATCTTCGGAAATGTTACCAACGTCGAGCCGCCGAAAACATTGGCACCGGCTCCGTCAGTGACCGATGCGCTGGTCGATTTGAAGGCGTTGATGGAGGACGCCAACATTACTGAATCAACCTTAATCGAATTCATGCAGGCCATCGGGCTGGCGGATGAGAATATCAAGACATTGGAGGAAGCCCACACGGCCAATGATGTGGCGCTGCAAACCATAATCAAAGACTGGGAGGAATTCTCCCAACGCATCAAAGAGACAGTATGAACAAAGAATGTATCGGGCTTTATGGCTACCTGTTCGGCCACAGCATCGTCACCGTTTACGACACCAGTTCAAGACTGCCAGACGGTTTTAAGGGAGCTAAGATAGAAGGCGTCTCAATGCTTGAAGGATTAAAAACCAGAGTATCAACCGTAAAATCCATCCACTGCACCCGCTGCGGTGAAACCGTTCCTATCAAACAATTATGACAAGAGAATATGAAATACAACTTGTTGAAGAAAACGAGCGGTTCCGGAAAGCTCTTGAGGCAATTGCAGCAGCCGAAGGACCTTATAGCCGCGACCCACTTACATTCGCAAAAAACGTAATCGCAAGCATGACTAAAATCGCCGAGCAGGCGTTGCTTCCAAAATCAGACGCACTATGAACACCGACAAAACACCAACCCATGCCGACGAAGTAGGCGGGGGCACTTCCGCCTCAAACGCGCAAGCCGATTTGCTATGCGAAGGCCGGCATCAGGCCCAGCGCGGGCTGGCCGACATCAGCACCACCGACAGCCAGTTCGGAACGCGCGTTCATGCTGCGCTCGCAAATGATGATCCCTCCAAACTCGATCCCGACCAGCTATCCATTTACGAGGGCTGCGTTGAAATCAGGGACCGCTTGATCTCCGACACTTTCGGCCCCGACGCCACCCAGGCCGTGCGTTTCAAGGAGAAACGGCTTTGGTATAAGTCCAAGGACGAATCGCTGATTCACAGCGGTAAACCAGATTTGAATGTGCGGCACGGCTCCAAAGGTCTTATCCTCGAATACAAGAGCCTTCCGGCAGACGTTCCCGGGGTGGCTTCCAACCTGCAACTGCGCGATCAAGTGGCGTTGGCCGCCGGCTACATGATGCTCGATGAAGTGGTTGTGTATATTGTCCAACCACTCGTCACTTACTCCCCAGTACCGTGTCCTTACTACTCATCGGACATAAAAAAAGCTCAATCCGAAATGGTAAGCAGAATAACCCGCTCACACGATCCAGAAGCCAAACGGACAGCGGGCGCCGTGCAATGCAAATTCTGCCTCGCCCGTTTTACGTGCAAGGAATACGCGAACTGGACAGCGGTATCGGTGCCGGTGGCCATGTCATCGCTTACCGTTCCAGTGGCCGAGTGGACGCCGGAACAAAGATCACTGTTCTGCGAAAGGCTGCCTGCCGCCATGAAGTGGCTTGAGGAATGTAAGAACCAGATGAAGGCCATGATCGCCAAAGAGCCGGCGTCCGTTCCGGGTTGGACTTTGGAGGAGGGAAACACGCGGCACTCAATAAACAATCCCAACGAACTTCATTCTCGTTTCCTCGCCGCTGGCGGCACCACCGAGCAATTTATGGCCTGCGTGGACATCAGAAAGGGGAACCTGGAAGCGCAGGTGAGAATCGCCACCGGTCTTAAAGGGAAGGGTCTCGCGTCGAAACTGAAAGAACTTTTGGACGGCATCACTGACGAGAAAAAGAACGAACCTTCACTGGCTCTTGCGAAATGAATTCTGAAAAACCAGTTTCTACCTTTGACCGGCTGCGATACCAAAAGCTAAAAAAGGTGATTGCCGACCACCTTGAAGCTGGATTCAAGGTCTGGTCGGCGGTGAAGGAAATCAAAGAATCCAAGTTCTATTTGATCGAGTACCAAAGCTGGGAAGATTTCTGTAGAGGGTCTTTGAAACTTACCCCTCAGCATACCAATAAAATGCTCATTGCATCAGAAGCCATTATAGATCCAGTTGAGTCACAAGTCGTTGATGGGCCGTCCAAGAGTGAATATAATGTTCACTTTGTGTCCAAGCAAGTGTCCAAGCAACCTGACCAAAAAAAGTCAAATAAGGTCATAGAAATAGCTGCCAAATCGTCCAATGTGCCCAAAATTGTGGATGCGGTCGAAGTCATAAAAGACGATCTCGGACATCCGATCCCGGTCAAGGTGCAGCAGTATTGGAGGCGCAAGGATGAACTCAAGGAATTGGTGAACGCCATCAGCGGTGTCATTAAGGCGATCAAGGAGGCCAATGAGATTCAAGACCTGCTGTTTGCCGAAATGGAAATCACCGGCAACATCGCCGATCTGGACAAGGTGCGGCATAACATAAAAAACACTATGCCTTATGCCGTATGCTCAGTCTGCCAGGGACATCCGGAAGCGCAAAAAGGCGGTTGTCGTTTGTGCAAGGGCCGTGGACTAATCGGCAAATGGAAATGGGAAAGATGTGTCCCGGTGGAAATCAAGGCGCTAAGGACAAAAAAATAAACCATGGAAATCATCGAATTACTCAAAGAGGTTAACCCTCCTTTTATTTTGGTCCTTGTATTCAAAACCGAGAGCGGAGGCTATGCCATGTCCTGCGAGGGCTGGAAGTCAAAAGGCGCGGGAATTGCAAAAGACGGAAGGCTTGAAAAACTGGCGGATGCCGGCGCTGTAATCTGTGATTTTTTTGAACAACAAGCCAAACATTGAATGAACTTCGTGCCCCGCGATTATCAGACCGAGGCCCATGATGCCATTTTCAAGGAATGGGAAAGCGTGACCTCAACTCTCGTTGTGGCCCCAACCGGCTGCGGTAAGACCGTTCTCTTTGCCATGGTCATTGACAGCGTTCAACCGAAGCGGGCGATGATAATTGCTCAAAGGAAAGAATTGATCTGGCAGGCCCGGGAGAAAATTCATCACGTAACCGGGCTTGAATGCGGAATCGAAATGGCGGAACTGTTTGTTAATAATTCGCTATTTGGAAATCCCCCGGTCGTAATCTCAACCATCCAGACCCAGAACTCAAACCACGGCGACCGCAAGCGCATGGGCCGGTTCAAACCTGAAGAATTTGGGGTGTTGATTGTTGATGAGTGTTTTCCTGCTGGGACACGGGTTGATGGCAGACCGATTGAGAGTTTCAAAGCCGGTGAAACAGTTATTGCGTTCGATCCAGCCACGCATCAATTTGGACCTCGACGTATCCTCAGAACTTTCAAGCACCGGCCTCGCTCCAACTATCTGTGTCAGATCAGCGCCGGCACAAAAATCATCACTTGCACCATGAACCACAAAATATGGACAAAAGACGGATGGAAAAAAGCCTCTTTACTTACAGGATTTGATATGGTGTTATGCACCAATTGGGAACAGAGAACTCAAAATAGCAGTCGAAGTGGACGGCCCGAGCCATTACGCGGAAACGGTGAAACAGAGAGACAAGCTCAAGACTTCCAATCTCATTGGGCTTGGGTGGACAGTGTTGAGATTCAAAAACAGACAGGTGACGGAACATTTGGCGGAATGTGTCCGGACGGTTACGTCTACAATCTCGAAGTTGAAAGGGTCCACAGCTACATCGCAAACGGTGTCGTAGTTTCAAACTGCCACCACGGAACCGCTGATAGCTATCGCTCGCTCATCAATTATTACAAGACCAACAACCCGGAGATAAAAATTCTCGGGGTCACGGCAACCCCCGACCGGGCTGACGAGGAGGCACTGGGCCAGATATTCGACACGGTTGCTTTCGATTACGAAATACTTGATGCCATCCATGACGGCTGGTTGTTGAATGTGGATCAATGGATGATCCCCACCACGATTGACTGGTCGCATATCCGGACTACGGCGGGAGATTTGAACGGAGCGGACCTTGCGGCAGTGATGGAGAGTGAGGAAGCCGTGCAGTGCATCGTGCAACCCACATTGGAAGTGTTATTCGGTCTTGGCCAGCACACACTTAAAACAGTCGATCCATTGCAGTGGGGCGAGTACATTGAAGCGAATGCGACCTGCAAGAAAATTACCCTGTGCTTCACATCATCTGTAAAACACGCGGAAATTCTGTCTAATATCTTGAACCGTGTGCGCGCAGGCATGTCGGAATGGGTTTGCGACAAGACCAGCAACGACGTGCGCGAGGACATCAATTCAAGATTCAAGTCCGGAATGCTTCAAGTAGTTTGTAACTGCGGAATTTATTGTCTGGATTCACAAACTGAAATCCTAACCACCGATGGTTGGGTGAACATGGAGGCGATGAGTTACGAACACATGATTGCGAATTGGGATAATGGTCAAGTGTTTTTCGACAAGCCCAAGTTCATAATTCGCAGAGACAGATTACCAAACGAGCGCATGGTCGTTTTGGAAACCAAGAACAGGTCAATCCGCGTGACTGAGGATCATCGTATGATTTACCGAACGGTGCCACGGTCTGATTGGAAGATGGCGCACGCATCCGAACTTGTTGGTAAAATAGCCGCCCTTCCAATTTCTGGAATGGCTGACCCATTATCCGTTGAGATACCAACTCCACGGCGAAGCAAAAGGCTCAGATGCATCCGGGTCGCAGCCAATGCGCACATGCTCCGGAAAAATAATGGATTTGAATGGGAGGAATCTATTGCAGAGGCCAATCGAAGAATTGATAGACGCGATTCTCTGGAATACAAGCACCCGGCGGCTCTCTCTCTGGAAGAATGCGAATTCATCGGGTTCTGGCTTGGCGATGGAAGCGTTGCGCACCTAAAAAGCGGTGGTATGGAGTACACCTTATGTCAATTCGAAAACTGTTCCGAGATCGTTGCGCGGGTTGATGATCTAATTGCAGCCTGTGGATTTGATTCGGTGCGGCGGGTGAAACCATCACTCGGAAGTTTTGCCGACAAACCCAACAAAGAAAGCAAAGTCGTTGTGTGGTCATTGCCAAGGGGTACTGGATTCGGTTCGCAAAAAAGGTGCGGAGTCTTTGCGCTTGAACCTTATCTCCAAAAGCACGGCTCTGATCTGCTTTGGGGACTCAATGGCCGCCAATTTGACGCCCTGCTTAATGGGTACTGGATGGCCGACGGAGACCATGGGAATAACATGCGTCCCCCGACCCCCCTGATTCGTATTTGCGGAGCGAGGCCGCAATTATTCTCGTTGCTGCAAGCAATTGCCTGCGTGCGGGGATACCGGACCAGCCTGATAAAGAGACCAAACGGAAAGCATTGGCTTTGGTTCTTATCCTTCACAAAGCGCGAAGCACACATGATGACGAAATACCGCCTCCGTATCGAGGAAGGATGGAGTCCTGAGCGTGTGTGGTGTGTGACGAGCACAAGCGGAAACATAATTGTTCGGCGACGAGGAACTGTCACCGTGGTTGGCAATTCCGAGGGTTACGACAACCCTCTCGTCGAAGTGGTGGTTAATGCGCGCCCAACCAAGAGCCGGTCTTTGTATGCACAAATTTTAGGGCGGGCCATGCGGCCACTGGCCGGAGTGGTGGATGGCCAGACCACCGCCGATGATCGCAAGGCTTGCATCGCCGCCAGCGGCAAACCTTCAATGATTGCCTTGGATTTCGTCGGCAACAGTGGCCGGCATAAGTTGATGACTTCGGCTGATATTCTGGGCGGAAAAGTCAGCGATGAAGCCTGTGATCGGGCGGTTAAGATTGCCACGGAAAAAGGCTGCGCTGTCAGAATGGCCGGTCTGCTCGACGAACAGGAGGAAAAGTTAATAAAGGAAGCCGCAGAACGTCGCCGGCTGGAGGAAGCCCGGAAGGCAAGGCTGATCGCCCGGTCAAGCTACACCAGCAGAATGGTAAACCCGTTCGACATATTCCAAATGACGCCCGTCAAGGAGAGAGGATGGGACAATGGCAAATCGCTTTCTCAAAAGCAAAAGGCCCTGCTCTTAAAGCAGGGAATCAATCCCGAAGTAATGCCGTATGCACAGTCCAAGCAGGTATTGAACGAGATGTTCCGGCGTTGGGGCAATAAGCTGGCTACACTTGGTCAATTGAAGGTATTGCGACGGTACGGTTATACCGACGCCAACATGACATCCGCCACCGCCAGGACTTTGCTGGATAAGCTGTCCTCCAACGGATGGAAAAGACCGCTGGCGCCAATCCAATCCGCAGAAACCGAGATCGCGCCATTCTGAAATATGCCAAACGACACATTTGCAATCCAACCCGTGGCGGGACGCAGTTCGATCCATCGAATTATTAGGTGTGCCGCGTGTCAATGGTGGGATGCAGAATCACCAAGAGGCAGAAGTTCGCATCGGCCATGCAATAATCCGAAACTCAGAAATAACGGACTGCCTCCGTATGACGAAACGGCAGGAGTTGATGACGGCTATGGGGCGATAGAAACCGGCCCTGAATTTGGGTGCGTTCATGGTGAGACGGCGAGCACACCTAACCACCCAAAGAGACGCAATGAAACCTGAAAGCATCGAATCGGAAAGCGGGAAGGCCGTTCGCTGCAAAGCATGGTTAGCCGACTGGTCTCAAGTCCCAAAAGGTCTGTGCCTGGTGCGGATGTTCCATGAGCGCAGCGGCAAGCACTGCCTGCATCTCCACCTGAAACTGAATGACGGGCCGTGGTATGACCAACCGCATGTGCCTACCGCGTACTCTCAGGAGGCGACGAAGGACAGCCACCGTGAGTTCTGGGAGTGGGCAGAGAAATCCATGCCAATCTACAACTACCCGGAAGTGGTGAGGGGACACGCATGAAGTCGCCTAGCATGTTACTATGAAACGATTTCTGACATTTGAAGGCTCAATTTACTACCCAGCCGGCGGTATGTACGACTTCCATGCCGACTTCGACTCACTCTCTGAGGCTATCCAGGCAGTCGTGGCGCACGCGAAAATGGAAAACGGAGACGATTTGTCTGAACTATGGCGCTCCTCTTGGGCGCATGTATATGACACGACGGAGCGGCGTATTGTGTGGACAGAGGCCGATTAAACTAACCAAATGAAACGCGGGGCGGCAGTTCGCTCTTCGACAACGACCTATGATAAAACTCATCCTGAAAATCGAAGAAAATGACAAAGGCGTGTGCATATACGACGAGACGGAAAGACACGAGCCGGTGGAATCCGAAGAAAAGAAACTTGGAATCTTCCTGCAGGCAATCCGCGAAGCAGCAATCAATGAATCGAAGCGGCTGCATGAACTGGGAGGCGGGAAAACGCTCATAGGCGAAGAAGCTGAACACAAACTAAATCTTCGCCCGGATGACTCACCTGAAACATTGGAGGGGCGCTCAACCAAAGGAACAACACGATGAGAACGAAGGAAAAAATAGACAAAGAAATCACTGCCCTTAAAGCCCTAAAGCCGGTTGGTAACTTTGCAAATGAGACGCAGAAAACAATCAACATGCTTATCGTGGAACTTGAGGATGAGATTGATCTTGATTCCGAAGAAGGCGAGGCGATGACCGAAGGCCGTCGCGAACTCGTCGAAGCTACTCGTGAGTGGAAGTTCGGCGAAACCTCTTACAGACCGTCGGAAGGCTGGGGAAACTTGGTGTCCCAATCTAGGAGTGACCAAGAGACTTTGAGCGTCGAGCGGGGCGAGGATTCGGTGCAGCGTGTGTTTAGGCGACTGGTCGAACTTGCAAAGCGCGAACACTACAACTGCGACGAAGATAACTGGTATGGCTGCCCACTCTCACGAGATGGCTGTTCCCGCGAAATCCCGAAAGAGTGTGACTGCGGCGCGGAAACTCACAACGCAGAAGTGGTGAAGCTCGCCGTAGAACTGGAAACGCTACTGGCGAAGTCGCTCCGGCCCGAGCACTGAAACCATGAACCCTGAAACCTCAACCCAGGTTCGGCTCGTCCGCGTCGGTTTCAAAACTGACGGGCTCACACTGGAATGGGACGACACACCGGAACGGGTAAAAGAAATCGTCCGGATTATTGCAGACTTCGCAGGTAACTCTGCAACCAAAAACTTCAGGCAAAACAATGACGCTGGTGTTGAAATGACACCGAATGAGAAAAGTCATGGTTCGACGTGGTATCCGCTCTTTGAGCACATGATCAGAAACCACGCACTGACGCTGCTGGATGACGAACTGAATACAATCGCGTGCGTGGCAGACGAGAGCCGACTTCACGCAGCCGGTGGCGTGGCATGGATACTGGTGAACGCGCTCCGACATCTAACGTGTGACGAACTGCACGACCTCGGTGAAGCGATAGCAAAACGCAGTGGCGGGACGTATTCGCCGAACTGAACAAAACTATGAAATGGAAAATCGAATACGCCAACGACACTGGCTCAACGACTGGCCGCGAACCTAAGCCGTGGTCGTGGTGTAAACGCATCGACCTGTCCAGTGCGTGCGCTGTTGAAATCGCTCTCACAATGAGCCAGTGGATGGCCGGCGTGAACTGGCTGGCCACGCGAAACTGGATGAATGATGGCAACATGATATTTGTGAACGTCTTCATCGGGCCGCTGCGTTTCGGAGTGGAGCGCACGATGCCGCCTAACGGTGAAGTCAGGCACTCGGCGGGTAAAACCGAGTGCGACCAAAAGCAAAAAGACCTATGAAAACGAACACGCTCACAACGAAGCTAGCAGCACTAGCTTGGTTGTCCTGCACTGAATTGTTGGCGTGCCCATTTTGCGGTGCGCCTGCATATATCGAGGATGACAGTTTCATCTTCGGATGGCAGAAAACCTACTGTGCCCGCTGCTTGCGATGCCATGCGAGACAAGGATGGCGCGAAACGCCAGAACAAGCCGCCATGATCTGGAATCTCAGGCACGCTAACGCCGGCTCCAGCGACCGCGCGAATACCAAATGACTTTATGAGCAAGAAAACCTCACTCCAAAAGCGAACCCCCGGTTCGCAGCATCCGGCCGGTTCGGCGTTGAGCGCAAGGAAACACATGAATAAACCTGAAACTTTGATCGCAGAGCGGGGCGCGGATTCGGTGCCGCGCCCTTGTTCTGCGGCACTGGTGCGCTATCCAGTCCCGCTGGGCGACCGGACAGCATACCTTGACCTTCCTCGTAATCTTACGCTGGCTGATGTGGAGCGGCTGCGAGGCGTGATGATCTCACTCGTGCCGCCAAATGAACGCTCCGAATAACACCCAAGACGCGATGGCGTCATTCGCTGCAGCGCCTGCTTCGGCGTCATTGTCTCCGACTATGGCCGCGCTCCGCAGTTGGATAGATGAACGCGGTGGCATCATCACGCGATTCCCCGGTGGATTCTGGACAGTCGAACCGTGGGGACAGTGGATTTCCGTTCATCTGCCACAAGTTATGCAAGGACGAAGGCGTGAAACTAGAGGCATTCGACTGTCAGATGATTGATGCTGACTGTAACGATTGCAAGCACTACCAACGGGGAGTGCTTGCGCCTGAAACCGTAAGCCAGTTGAAGCGAACGGATGGCAGAATTGTAGAAGTGGTCCACAAGCCAAATGTTTTCATTGGTGGGCGTTGCCTTAAATTCAACCGGACAACCGTTGTCAGTCCTAACAAGTGGAGTGGTTACGAATGCTTTGAACATCGACGATTATGAGCACTCCCCAACGTGTCAACAAAGCGCATCCGTGTCCCGTTTGCGACAAGGATTCATGGTGCATGACCGGAACGGACATCATTTTTTGCATGAGGGTGGCCAGCCCGCGTCAAAAGACGTTCGCCGACGGTTCCACTGCCTATCTGCACGCGAGAAATGGAACTCCACTGCCGCGTCCGGTTTACCACAAGCCGCAAGAATCTCCGATCAATTGCCGATTGATATTGGAAAAGTGGGATCTGCTTTACGGCACCCGATCTCTGGAATATCTGTCCAAAACACTGGGAGTCACCCGTGAATCGTTGGATATGCTAGGCTGCGTCAAGTCTCCGCAGCATTCCGTATGGGCGTTCCCGATGCGGGATGGATTGAATTACATCATCGGCATCCGACTGCGCCATGAGAATGGCAGGAAATGGTGCGAACCGGGAAGCCATAACGGTTTGTTCATTCCACAGCGCATCAATCCCCAATCTGAACTTGTAATCACGGAGGGACCGACAGATTGCGCTGCTGCCATCAGCATTGGATTGTATGCCGTGGGCCGTTTCAATTGCAGCGGCGGAGTGAACATGCTCAATGAGTTCATCAAGAAGCGCAACATTCACCGGGTCGTGATCGTTGCCGATGTGGACAATGACCGAGAGATAAACGGTGTTACGGTCAATCCAGGCATACAGGGGGCCATAGCTCTGTCCGAACTACTGGAAGTGCCAAGCTGCACCGTAACGCTGCCGACCAAGGACATGCGGGAGTTCGTTTCGCGTGGAGGCAATCGCCAGTCATTCAACTCAATCGTGTCAGGATTGGTATGGAGGAATCCATGAAAACAGAAAACATGAAACAACAACAAGTATGATAAAACTAATCCTGAAAATCGAAGAAAACGAACATTGGTTAACGCAATTTGTGAGTGATGAACTACTACAACGAAAACAGTACGACGGCTGCGGCATGGCTGCGGGAACTAATCCGCGCTGGCGAAATTGGCAACGGAGTCGTGGATGAAAGAAGCATCTGCGATGTCAAAGCCGATGAACTGCGAGACTACAACCAATGCCATTTCTTCGCCGGCATCGGCGGATGGTCACTCGCGCTCCGGCTCTCTGGATGGCCTGACGAAGAACCTGTCTGGACTGGCTCATGTCCGTGTCAGCCGTTTTCGTGCGCTGGACAGCGAAAAGGCCATGCCGACGAACGACACCTGTGGCCCGCTTTTTATCGGCTCATCGCCGAGTGCAAACCTTCAACGGTGTTTGGAGAACAGGTTGCTGGCCCTGACGGACGTGAATGGCTCGCCGGAATACGCACTGACCTGGAAGGAGCAGGATATGCCGTCGGGGCTGCCGATCTGTGCGCTGCGTGCGTCGGCGCCCCGCATCGAAGACAAAGGCTTTATTGGGTGGCCAACTCCAAAAGCAATGGACTCGCGCGAACATCAGTCATTGGACATGTACCTCGCGCGAATGGCACGACATCCAAGGGATATGACGACCATCACAAACCTGACAATGCTCGTGAAGCTCATCGGGTGGTGCAGTCCGACCGCGCAAGATCACAGTCGGGGTGTGAAACCTCCAAGACCGCAGGACACTGGAATACCGCTATCGCAGCAGGTTTCTGGTCTGATGCCAAAGAAGTCGAAATGTGTCACCCACGCACAGGCGAAAGATGCAAGCGGAGGATTAGTGCTGAACCCTTATTTTTCCCTCTGGCTGATGGGCTACAACCCGCGCGCGTGGATGGACTGCGCGGCGCGGGCAATGCAATCGTGCCGCAAGTCGGGGCGCTGTTCATCGAAGCGGCGTGCGACGGATTGCGCTAACAACAGAAAACCATGATGTCACCTGAACATTTATGAAAAAACTGATAGCTGGTGCGGTGGTAATCATCGCAATGTTACTGATCGTGTTCTTCTCAAGCGCCGAGTGGCAAAATATGCGAAAGCACATGCACTCGTCTCTAACTGGGCTGAACCGGAAAATCACGCTCTACAACTCAAACGGCGGCGTCATCCGGGAATGGACGACGCAATCCAAAGTCGAGGACAGAGGCGGCACATGCTGGTTCATCGTGAACGGCAAGGCGGTCACTGTATCGGGCGCGTTTACCGTGGAGGAGCAATGATGCCCACCTGGACTAGCGAACAATTGAAAGCCTATGAAGATAGAATTGCAGATAAAAAACATGGGACACGTCCCGTCATTCAAAAACAAGAAGCGCGTGGCCCGGAAGCGAAACGGGCCGCTGTTCCTGATGACGGAACCAAAAACAAAAAAGTGGATGGACGCCTGCATCCAAAGTTTCGTGTTACAATTCACCTCCGTTTCTCAGATAACCGAAGGCGTGATGCTGACGGGGCCGTATCAAGTCTTTTGGACTGCCTTGTCACTGCCGCTCGACGATTCACTGCAATGGGTTCCTGAGCAGCATGTCTATTGCGAGGAAGTGGAAAAAGGAAAAGAGGGAGCAACAATAATAATTGAGGAACTATGAACTTTCACTACCTGATCATCAGCCGGTCGCCGGTCTTGTGGCGGGTGCTCCATTCACCAAACCCGATAGCCCATGAGGAAGTCCAAACTTGGCTGGCGCTGGGATCATACGACGTGGTGGACATCTCCGATCCAGAAAATCCAAAGTCTATGGTGATAAACCAAGACGCTAGGAACTGACATGACCGCCCACGAAAAACACGCCCTATTCGTTGACGCCGCCTACAAGCTGAAGCGCGCGGCGCAATACGCCGATGCGATGTCACAGGAAACCGTTAGCAAGGAAGTAGCGATTACCATGATGCAGTTGACGGCCACCGCGAACAGCGCCGTGACCATTCTGCATCTGGCAATGAATCCGACTCCGCCGCCACCGACGGCGTGAATCAGTTACGGCCCCGGCCAACTGTCTGGCCGGTGCCTTTCATTTTCTTGTTCCAAGTCATGGCCGCGATCTTGGCTCCGCGCTTGATGCCATATTCCCGTTGCATTGCGGCTTTTAGAATTAAGTATTTTTTTGGCATAACTCATTTCTCAAACTTCGGGATCAATGTGCCACCGGCTGCGCTGTCCAGCATGAGATCGAAATACTCCAGCCGGTCAACCGCCTCGTCGCCGATGCGGGCTCGAAGCTTCTTCATGTCCTCCTCGGTTAAATCTCCACCTTTAACATTCTGAAGCACCTTGGCGCGTTTTAGCGCGTTGCCCGCGCTGTCCTTGGACATGATGTCCACCAGTTGCGCTTCGGCTGCCTGGTAATGCTTCAGGAACTTGTCGTGGTTGCCTTCCTTGATGGCCTCAACCACCTTCTTCATCTCAGTACGGAATCCCAGTCGGACATCTTCTTTGCTGAAATCCTGAAACTCGGTGAATCCCTGTTCATCCCGGCGCCAGCGGTAGAATCCATCCAGTGCCGCATCCAGACCCTTGTCGTCCATGGACAGGCCGGTGAGAGCCATTCCCTGACGGATAGCCCTGGTACCCGGCGTGCGGGCCTTCAGGAATGTCCCGATGCGGTCGAAAGTCGTCTGATCGCGATAGCGCCCGGCACCTTGGGCCATGTCAGTCATTTCTCGAACTATCGAGTATGGGAAAGCCATCCTAAGCAAGGACTCGCCGATGCCTGGAATGCCTTTGTATTTCATGCCGCGCAACACCAGATAGAGCGGGCCGGCAATGCTGGCCACGAATGATTCCAGAGCAAACTTGAGCGGTTCATCCTTGGCTTCCTCATACTTTATCTTGAGTCCAGGCCAGCCCATATAAGCAAGTGTCGCAATTCCTGTAGTCAGGACTCCTTGAAGCGTAACCCCGAACATGAACCGGGTGAATTGTTCCGTGGCCGCACCTTTCTCTTTGCCTGTTCCGCTGCCCAAAGCCTCCACCCATCGGGCGCTTACCCTGCGAAACTGGTTCGCCCTCGTCATCGGATAGGATTGGAACCGGAACACGGAATTAAAGAGCCGGTTCGCCTCCAGTTTGCTGCCTTCGGATATGGCCCTGTTTCCAGATGTAAGGAACGCAGATGCTTTGCGCTCGAACTGGCCCAATAATTCCGCGTCACCCTGCATCATTCTCGGCACTTCAGAAGTATTGAAGCCCATCGCCCGGAATGTCTCCGGTAAAATCCTCTTTTCCCAGTCGCTCAAGGTCTGGTTCTTGATGCGCTCGCTTACAACCTGTGCGGTGGCTGCGGACCATGCTTCCTGAAATTCATTGAGCACATTGTTGCCGAATGCTTTTGAAATGAGGTTCCCGGCAATGCGGAATGCCGATCTCGCCGGCGCCCAGGTGTGCCATGAAAAATCGTGCATCATCCGGTTCACGTCACCCTGCTGTTCCATCATGGCGTAAAGCTGTCCAACCCTGGCCAGCGCCCGGGCGTAATTCTTGTATCCCAAAAAGATCGGCGTGGCCCCCGCAAATGTTTCACCCGGCTGAACGAACATCTGGCCGGTAAGAACCATCTTGGCCATCAGGTTTCCGACCGTCTGGTTCATCATCCGAAACGCCTGCCCGGGCAGCTTTGTAGGCCCAAGCATTCCCCACTTGGAATAATCGTCTGTGGGAATTCCCTGCATGGTCCGGATCATGGTGTCGAAGGAGTCCAGTCCATCACCGCCCATTTCATTGACCACAGAATCGCGCACCTCAGCCAGTTTGGCGTTGCCTTCTTCTGTGTCCGGGAATGTTTCACGGAATGCCTTCTTATGGGTCACGCGGCGCGCGGTGTTTTCCAGGTAATCGAACAGATTGGAATGCACGATCTCGTGCCATTGGGCGCCGTGCAGGACATGCGTCACCACCTTTGGAATCTTCCGATTGAAATCCTGGTTCATCTTTTCAATCGCCGCCATGTCCACTCCCGGGGCATTCAGTTTTTGTTTGAATTCCCGGAACACTTCCCGGACATTAGCGAGCGGCATCTGGTTCAATTTCGCAGTCGCGTAGGTGTAACGTTCCCATCTCTTTCCACGGCCCTCCCGGAAAAGGTCGAAGCCCTGGGCAGTCAGGTTGCGCTGGAATTTACCACCGGCCTTAAATCCAGGACTGGTTGATTGCGCCATCTTTCCAATAGCCAGGTTGGCTATTTGTCCGGCATTGATGAGACTCTGAACCGCCGGAGGGACCGGACCACCACCAATTCTTCCAGTCTCAATGGCCTCAACCACGTTGGCAGTGGCTCCGAACGGAGCGCCCCTTACCTTTTTCAGATCGTTCAGGAATGAGGTTGCCTTGATGGTGCTCAGACCCGGCCTCTGAAATTTGATGTTGGTTCCTATAACTCGACTTATCTTGTTGCCACCGGCCAATGCCCGGGCGCGGTCAAGCACCGGAGTCAAATCCCCGTAAAGCTTCTTCTCGCGGTCTATGATCTTCCGGAAATCCGAGGCGGCTTTCCTGGTCATGTCGCCACCCAGTCGCTCCATGCGATCCACCATCCATTCGTCGTAGAAGGAGGCGAAGTCCCGGATCATGTTTGACATGGAGTCGCCGGCCTTTTTAGGAGTCAAGGTGCGGATTTGGCGGCGTAGGGAGCCGGGGGTTTCAGGTTCGCCTGTGGCGGGCAACGCCCTTGGCCCGCTAGGAATTGGAGGCTTGCCTTCCAACAAACTCATCGCCTTGTCTATGGCAAATTTCAAAAGCCTTGGCTCGCGGCCCCCTGTGGTAGAAATTCGGAGTGAACCATCGTCAGTGACGGTCACTGTTACGGTTTCGTGTTTGATTCCAAGGTCCGATCCAACTCCGCGATCCGTTCCATGACCGGCAACGTCAATCGTCATGCTGCTATTTTGCGGCGAAAATTTAATCTCCGCTGCGTTTATGCCCTTGACCAGTTGCTCGACTGGCAGGCTTCCGTTGCGTCCAGCCACTATCGCGCGTTGCCAGGCATCGCTAACAGCCTTCCCTTTTGGCTCGCTTTCCGCAAAGCCCGTCTCGGTAAGCTCGAACATGAAATCATCTTTAGACATCTCACGGCGTGGGGAGGCTGGTGTCGTCTCAGGTAACTCAACTCCAATCTCCTTTCCATGTTCGCGAAGCCACGCCTCAACTTCCGGATTCTTCTCCCAGTCCAGCGTTCGTTCTGTGGGGAGTCCTTCTGGAAGATTAGCCTCCATGGCCTTTGATCTATTTCCGGACTGTGTGGCAGTCGTGATCGTCTCACGCGGGAATTGAACCTTCTGGGCTATTGCCCATCGTCGGGCGGAATCTTCCGGCGATAAAGTTTCCCCAGCGGCAACCCTGGCCTTGTAATCACTCAACTCCTTTCGCGCTGCCCGATCAATCCTGAGCATTTCGTCCAAGTCAGCCACGCTTTTCATGGCCAGTCCTGTATTTCTGGTTGTGATGCTGTTGGCCACCTGTTCGGGCGTGGCATTTTTTGGAATGGTATTACTGATTTTAGATTTTCCCTGATAATCAAGGAAGGCATCAGAGAACTTTTTTGTTTCGTCGGTAACCTCACGTTGAGTGGAAGCCGGCGCCGCAGCCCCGCCTTCAATGACAGTCTTTGCCTGCTTGATGTTGCCGGCTACCTCGTCGAGATACTTCAACTGTTGCTTGCTGGCCCGGGTGCCAAGCGCCTTGCGGATGGAGAATATGGCGTTGTTGACCGCCTCAAGTGTCTGAATGGTAATTTTGAAATCCAACATCCGACGGGCAGCCTCGCGTGGAGTCATGTTGGCCATCTCCGCCACGTTGCCCGCGGTCATCTCCGGAAATCCAGCCATTCTGGCAACCTCGGTTGACTTCATGCGTTTTAGGCGCTGCATTTGCATCCGCAGCATCTCGTGACCTAGCATCGTTTCGTCGGTCCCAACATTTCCACGGGTGGCAGACTTATCCAACGTTCCAGTGTAAATTATATCGGCAATTTTCCGCTCCAAAGCGGTGGAGTTATTCAGGAAATCAAACGCGACATAATCGGGTGTCGCCAGATGGGTTTTCTCCTCTCCCTCAATTAAAGACGTGAGGTATTCTTTTCGATGCTCTTTCGGAATGCTCGCCAGAGCCTTGTTTAATCCGTCCGGGTTGATGACCACCTTTTTGTTCTTGCGATCAATCGTGGCGACCTGTCCGGCAAACGGGGAATTAGGATCGTAGTCCTGCCGTATTTCCACCCCTGCGCCTGTCTCCTCTATCACGCTGTCAAGGTCGGATCGGTATTCTGGCTCCACTGTGGTAATCTCACCGCTGGCGATGCGCTCCAAGTCATGCAATTTCTTGGCATCTCCCAATGACAACATCCCGGCTTTCTTAACTGTCTGAAGCTTGACCATCTCATCATGCTCGATATCGGTAAGCTTAGATTCCGGCTTGAGTGGGCCAGCCGCAGTGGCTTCGCCGATGGCTTGGGTCGCTTCGTCGGCCTTGGTGGCTGGTTGGTCGGCCATCGGTTTCTTAACCCCACGGCCTTTCATGGATGAAACTGCGCCAGCGCCAGCCCCAACAATAGAACCAATGCCGCCCGCCATCAGCGCGTTGTTGAACGCCTCACCAAACGTAAGGTTTGGATCCTTATCAAGAAAATTCAAGAATTGCTGCTGGGTTTCATCGGAAAATTCTTCACCAAACTCGAATCCGGAATCCTCGGCTGTATGCCGGGCCCTGTTCCAAAGACCCCTGAACCCCTCCTTTCGGTATATGGACTCCGCCCCCGTGGCGCCAAAAGCTCTGGTTGTAAGTCCTGTGATTAGTCCGCTTGCAACAGCACCAGGCAGTGCGTCCATGCGGCTGCGGCCTTCACCACGGTCTTGGGCATAGCGGGCTGTGCCTTGGAGACCACCGGCGGCAATGGAAGCCCTGGCAAGCGCCTGTGGAACGCTGGCAGCCCTGAATCCGGCGGCCATCTGGAAAGGTAGCTCCGTCACCGCCCGGGAAACCCCTCCAAGCAATGCGTATCCAGTGCTGTTGTCTGTGATGTCTGAAAGATACCTGGCCGTCTCCTGTTCCTTGCGGTTCAGGTATGCGAAATCCTCGTCCGCAATCTGCCGGTAGGTTTTGAAGCCTCCTGGATTCGGGCCGGCCATCAGATCCAGTATCTCCGGCACCATGAACAGATCGGACACCGCCTTTGATGTCCGCTCTGGAAGTTGAAGGCCCAACTCCTCGTTGGCCTGGATTTCGGCCCCGGCCTTCAAAGATGTTGGCATATCCCGTACACCAGCCAGATTTTTCTGGATTAATTGTTGGCGATATTTTGCGGCTTCCGCTTCCTGTTCCTGGCGTTGAAATGCCGCCTGCTGTGACTCGAATCTTCGGTTTTCAGCCGCCTGCCATTCGTTCATGCCGTGGAGCGTGTCCTTTGGAAGATTGGCCGGCAGGTTGGACTGGAAATCACGATTGGCGGCGGCGGACATCTGTTCATCGGAACCAAGAAAGGCCGGTGCTGGAATCTGTGGCGGCGGCGTGAAAGTATCGAAGTTGAAGCCCGATGGATTATCCTCAACCAACACATCGCTCTCCGGTGGCGACCAGCCGGAGTCCTCCACCAACTCGTCGGTTTCAGGTGGCTGCCACATAAGCTATTGCTTGGTCTTTTTGTGCTTCTTGCCGTCAGCGTCAATGTAGATGTCACCAACATCAAGAGCGTCGTATTCCTCTTTGGAGGTTACTCGTTTTACTGGTGCAGCTTTCAATTCTTGGCTAAGGTCATCGGCCTCCTTTTGTGCCTTGCGGTAGCCATCCAGCATGGATTTTTGGGCGGGTTGCAACTTCTTGTCCGGATTCGACTCCACGTCAGACGCGATCATGCGGGCCTTCTTGAATGACTCGCCTTCCAGCCGTCTTTCAAGCCGTGAAAGGTACTTCCTCTTGTTCTGTATTTCTATGGGTTCACGTTCCGGAATAATACGGGTGCCTACCCGGGTGTAGCCAGCAGGCGCCGGGCCTCCGGTTTCAAGGTTCTCCGGCAGTTTAACCAACTGTCGTGATCCGGCGCCGGAAACAAACTGACCGAACTTCTTTGGGTCCATGCCCTCTACGGGCTTGAATTTTCCAAGTTCACTCCTGTCCTTTTCCGGTGTCATCGCCTGCGAGTAAACCGATCCGGGAAGCTTGGCCATCGGGCCATGCATCAGCGCGGCCTTCTGGAACGATTCGGGAGTGGACCCACCGGAAACGTATTCCTGCTGCATCTGCTGCTGGGCGGCGAACACGCGAGCGGCTTCCTGCGTCTGCCGTTGGATGACCTCCTGCTTCTGCGACAACTCGCGCTCCTGCATGGACAGCATCGTCTGCTGATACTGCTGTTTGATCTTCAACTCCTGATCGTCGCGCAATGCCTGCGATTGAAGCGCGGCCTGTTTGGCCTGCAACTCCATGTTGGATTGCGCCATGTCGGCGGCGATCTTTTCCCGGCCAAGTTGGACCTGCTGGGCAGCTTGCTGACCGCGCTGGACAATGTTGGCCGCGCCAAGAGCGGCCCCAGCCAAATCAGGCTTGGGAGCATAGGCGCCGAATGAACGCAGTTGCGGCATAAAAATTATTACTCGTACGATCCGTAATCAGTAGAGGCTTCGCTCTCCCAATCGTAATTGCCCCAGTCCTCCGAACTGGCGTTATACGATGGTGCCATGTTATTGAAGTAAGCGTCCTCCTCGGCGAACTGATTGGGTGGCGCCATGTTGGCGAAATAGGCATCCTCCTCGGCGAATTGGTTGAATGGGGACTGAGGACTTCCGAATGTGGCATTGCTGTTCAGATTTTTGCCGCCATAAGTATTCCACCAGTTGCTCGCCAGAGTGGACGGGCTTGTTGCTGGCCTATCGTCAAAGTATCCGATTCGACCAACAGCGGGAGCGTTTGCTAAATTACTACTTGGGCTTCCAAAACCACCAATCCCAACATTGGGCATCCCTGTTATGTTTGAATAAGGCCCACGACTGCCGCCACCGCCGCCACGGGCGGCATTCAATTCCTGCTGGCCCATGAACAGCGGTACACTTACGCCCCAAGGGTTGGACAGTTCCGGCACCGGCGTATCGGCAATTAACCGGCTAACCTCGCCGCTGGCTTGCTGCTGCATTTGAAGTGAGTTCAATCCCAGCGCCCGAAGATACGCGGAATTGGTTCTAGGTGATCCAGGGGTGCCGGTTGCAATGCCAAGCTCGGCGCTTTGCTGGCGGAGCTGCCTTATCACATCTTCCGGCAATTGCCCCTTCAACTGCTGCGTCACGTTACCGCTGCGCTGGGCGATCATCTGGGCGTAGTTGGGCAGATTGGCCAGATACGGTGCCTGCGCCTGCCCCGTCATAAACTGGTTGTTGCGCTGGGCCTCAGCCTCGAAATTTGGAAGGGAGTAACCGCCCGCAGTGGAACCTGAATATCTCTGGGCATCCTGTTTAAGGGCGTCCTCCGAATAGCGGTCGTATAGTGCCATAAGTCAAATAAGTAAACCGATCTTCTGCCGTTCAAGCCGGGCCGATCCGAATGGGAACAGTCCAACCGCCGGCGTGTTCATGCCAAGGTAATGGCACAGTTCTCCATTCAAAAGGCCAATGGCCTGCTTGTGCCGTTCCGCCGCCATCTGTTTGGCCCTCAGATCATCCATCTGACTGTAACGGATGGACTGGCATTCTTCGATGATGGCTTCGCGGTTCTGGATCAACAGATAATCGGTCTGCACAAGCACCGGAATCAATTCCAGTTTGGCGATGGCCGTCACCTGAACCTGGGTGCTGTTGCTCGGATTCGGGCAACAGTTGCACGGCAGATTGTGCAGGTAATAACGCCGGTAGCTGGCCGTCTGTTCGCTGGGCTCCATGGTTAGCAACAGGATTTCATCCCCCGTGGTTGGATCATGTTGATAAAACCGCACGGGCCCCACCGTGATGTCCTTCTGAATGCCGTTGATGCTACTGAAGGTCATTGGCGTGGTGATGGATGGCGATTGCAGCGTCAGGAAAACGCCTGTCACGTTCTGGTCAACATCCTGTGAATAAACCGTGTTGCCGTTGGCATCCAGCCCTTGAATCAGGACCCGGCTCAATCCTGCTTTATCCTGTGCGTCCGTCGCGTAAGCCGTGATGTATTGCGGCGCGTTGGTCATTTCAAGGAAGGTGATCGCGTTGTTCCGGGTGAAGGCGTTTTGACCAATGCCATTTCCGTTGCACCACGGCTGGGTCTTGGGCATCCGGCCATTGCCGAAGCTCAAGTATTCAAAAAATTGGTTTTGCACGAACACCGGCACGTTGCAGACGTTGATGGATTGCAGTCGGGCGATGTCACGCGGGAATGTGATGTAAGGTTGCTCGCGGCTCACGTTGAACACGATCTCAGCCCAGGTTCCCCACCAGCCCTCGTCCATCGCTTCTCTGGCGTAGAGCAAACGCTGCTGGGCTGAATTTATGTAGCCGCAAATGCCCGGCAGATTGTCCTTACAGAGGCCCAGCAGGGAAGGTCCCCTCGATACCATGAAATCATAAACTCTCGTTCTTTGCATTTGATTCCTTTGCTTCGTTGTGCATAATTGCACACCTATGAGTAATGCCCATGTTTTGGCCGGCAGAGCCGGAGTAGGATCGTCCAAGCGAAGGACGGTCGAACAATACAGGAGAATGCAAAAAATAGCATACTCGAGAACTTTTGTTCCTATGCCTAAAAGATTCTGGTCCAAGGTTCAAATTAGAACCCATGAAATGTGCTGGATATGGACCGGGTGCTCGTCCCCGCTGGGATACGGAAGGTTTAGGCTGGATGGAAAATCCAAAGTTGCCCCAAGAGTTGCATGGGAGATTGAGAATGGTCCTGTTCCTGACCGTCTGTTTGTTCTTCACCGTTGCGATAACCCAAAGTGCTGCAACCCTAACCACCTGTTCCTTGGAACAAAAAAAGACAACTCTCAGGACATGATGAAAAAGGGTAGGGATAAAATTCATTACAAAAAACTTACCCCTTCCGATATTGATGATATTCGCAAATCTTCTGATAAGACACTGGCCGTCTCCATAAGGCTTGGGGTTCACCCAAGCACGGTCTGGAAAATCAGAACCAACAGATCGTGGAAGCACATCCCATGATGGCATCCGCGAGGTCATAACATCATAAAGTCTGGTTCTCATAAATCAGGGGCAAGGTATCAGAGTGATGTCCACGGATATATTTTTCTGAGCCGGACTTCCAAAATTAGCTTCAGAATTGGCAAGGAGCGTAACTTCAATGGCCGAAACACCAGGAGAATTAGCCACCACAAATGAGTATGTCCCGGCTGGATTGCTGGCATCAAGGAAAAGAAGCGGAGCAAAATCCTGCGTGATCTGAAGGTTGTAAAGATTCTCGAAGGGGATAAGTGGAGTGCCCGAAATGGCCACCGTAACACAGCAGGTCGATCCCGGACCTGTGTAGTTTACGTTCCCAACTATTCCAGCAAAACCGCTGTCCACTCCTCCGCCGAATACTCCAGAATCCGATTCCGCATGGGCAGTGTTGCCGGCTCCACTGGCTGAGGCCGATCCGTTTCCGTTCAGGAATATGCTGGGAGCGCCCCACACGAGCATGGACCAGTCCGGGCACTCATCGGCCTGTTCGACTGAAATCGTAAACGCCTTCTGGCACGTCAGGCTTTCATCCGCCACTTGAACTGTGAAACTGGAATCCTGCTCGGTCGTCGGTGTGCCGCTTATCAATCCGGTGGAAGCGTTCAAGGTCAAGCCATCGGGCAGCGCGCCAGAGACGATGGTGAATTGTGGAGTCCCATCCAGTGTTCCGGCCACATTCAATTGCTCCGAATAGGCGGTGCCAACTTCGGCATCAGTCAGGGCGGTGCCATTTGTGATTCCAAGCACCGTGAAGCTGTAAGCGCCGGTTTGCTCGTTACCGAGTTGATCTAGCACCAGAAGCGTAAATGTCCAGTCGCCAGCGGTAGTGAAGTCGCCGATAAGAAAGAAATTCGTGCCATCATCCGCCACTGAAATTCCCACTGGAAGATTTTCCGCCACCACCGTAAATTCGCATGGTCCAAAATTTGTTTCAACGGCCAGTTGCAGACCGGATACAGACCCAAGACAAACCCGGGTTTCGGAAAGAGGCCCCAAACAGATACGATGAGAAATCGCTTTGTTCTGCGCGTCGGATAATGCCTTGGCATTGGCTGCCACCTGACTTAGTGCTCTGAATGTTCCAGCGGGCGTCGTGTAGGTGAACACAGTGCCATTCGGGCAGACGAATTGGGCCGACTGCGAAGTGTTCAGATAGGTGATTCTGGGCCTTGGAATGGTGGGAGGCTGAGGATTATTGGGGCTTCCTGGAAATTCAGGATTTGGTATAGAGATCGGCCAGTTACTCGAATTGCACAGAACATTCTGACGCGCGGCGCATAGTTCGGCGTCCTCCTGCGATTCCTCGGAGAAACAGATTCCTATGCAGCCAACGGCGTAGAAAAACTGGCCCAGCGGCGGGAGTCCTATGGTGTAACGTCGCCCGATGAACAGGTCAATATCGGGCAACTCGCTGGACAGGTTCAGGAACGGATTATTCGGATCGTTCGGCGCCAATCCCTGGCCCACCACAATCGGCGGATCGCAGACGATACACGGGATGTCGCACTGGAAATTTGCCATATCAACACGTTATATTCGCATAGAGTTGTCGCCCAACTTTGGTCGCGTGTAAATACAAACCGCGAATCCTGGCGAAGCCTTTAATGACCAGACGAGGTTGGAATTGATAGCCTAAATCCGATGGCCGTCCAGTTGAACAGATGTCTGATGGAGGCTTCGGCAGGGTCATTGTAGAGCGATACCCCTCCAAACATGGCTGAACCGGATAGGAGATTGGATTCTGGACGCTCTCATCGGTGTTCTTCGTGTTACAGATTTTCCAGTTATGCCAGTTGATCCAGCAAGCCTGTCCATCGGGCCTGTACTCTAACGTGAATTGCACCACGCCATAAATGCGGTCCACCCATATCTCGGCCCCCTCAAGGCGCTTTAGAATCGTCTCATCGCCCCATGTGAATGCCGGGAATTCCATGACCCAGACTGTGCGATGTTCCTCGCCTTGGATCGTGTCGAATCTCGTCCCCGTGGTTATCTCCCAGAGTTCAATGCTGGAATCCAGTTGCGATCTCACCGTGGCGAAGGCGCGCTCGCGTCCTCCGAAGTCGCCGGTGTTAAGCTGGAAAATATCCAGCCCTTCATACATGCCTTCCCAGGTCGGCTCCTTCTGCTTATTGAAGCTGCTGATGGGAAGGAAGTCCATTGGCACCAAGGCGCGGCTTATCACGCCTTGAGCCGTGGATACCGGAAGCTGGGTTTGAAGCAGGCGATTGTCAAAATAGATTCCGCTCGAATAGCGCAGCAGGGCGCGGTTGTTGTATTGCAGGATTCGATTCTCGTTGGCGCTGATAGGGATGTTACCCCACTGGCCAAAGAAGCGAGTGGATTGGTTGAGTGACCGTATGCCCGGCTCCAAAGACTGATAGAACAAGTCGCCATTCACCGCCACCACGGAACGGTCGTTGACCCAGCCATTGGCCAGTTGAACCGGGGTCATCAACGGCTGGTTGTTGTTGCCGGCGGCAATCCACTCGTCCCTGGTGACTGGTACGTTCATGGCATAAATGGCCTTGCGGGTGCCTACGAACAGCCGACCTTGGCCAAGTGCGGCATCAATGTTGGCACTGTGCTTGATCGCCCGAATGACATTGCCGTCGCTGGATGGGATCGTGAATCCGTCCCCGCCCAGCACCATGGGATTCTCGGTTACTTTCAGAACGGAGTCGGTGAAGTCGTAGGCCAGAGTTCCTGATGGCCCGCGCACAATGTCTCCGGCGGATACCTGACGGCCTTGGGCATACCATAGGCGCCCCATGAAATAGTCCATGGCCCCGGCGGCGGGGAGTTCGCTGGTATTGGGCGGCGACGGAACAGGCCCAACGGTGAATGTGGCGGCGAATCCAGCCAGGATTTTCTTTCCTATGGCGTTGGTTGCGTTTGTTTTCAGCGTCAGCGTAAATGGCGCGATGGCAGTAAATGCAGTCACCTGAAAAGTGCCAACCGGCAGGCTTCCAGCATTCACCTGATAGACTCCGATGTTTCCCACAATTCCAGGATATTGAGTTGGAAGATTCAGCGTGGTCGTGGAAGCCAGTGGTGGCACCACCCACGTATCGGTTGGCGTTAGTCCATAAGTCGCCGCAGGCTGACCGGCCACAATATCGGTGGTGCCAATACTTCGCCTCAAAGTTGTTCCATCCCAGATAAACGGTAGCGTCGTGCTGTCCCCGGCTTGAATCACCAGGAATTGTTCGGCCTGAACGAAGAACGCCTGAACATCGCCACCCGGATTGAACTGGGGCACATTGGCCGGGAATGCCGCCGTCAGATCAATGACCACGTGAGCGTCAATGTTGACCAGATAGATGTGCCCGCTGATGGACATGACCTCGTAAGGATCGGCGCTCTGCGGTTCATACATGAACTTGCCCTGGAAGAATCCCGCGCTGTTGTGGACCTGCATGATCCGATGGAATCCAGAGCGGCAGGTGATGCCGCCGTCGCGGACAGTGCAGTTATCCATCCAGGCAAGTTGATTGCGAGGAAGGCCGTTGGGATTTCGCTGGGATTGAATCGTGGTCGTGGCTATGGAATTTACTCCACCCGAGAAATCTATCGAACCATCCGTAATGATGACATCGCTTTCCGGCATTGACCCGACAATGCGTCTGAACCACCTTCATTTCAAGCAAACAATGAGCACTGATGCCAGCCCACCGGAAGTCCAGATTCCAGCACCGGAAGTCCTTCCAATACCACCGCAAGTCCAGATTCCAGCATCGCAGCAATTCCCGGCGATAAAACCCACCTACATCAAATCATCCGGCAGATTCAAAAAATACAACATGTGGTTCAGTCCGTACGCGACCCCGTTGAAGATCGAGTTGGACATGATTACCCAAGGTGGAACATGGACAAAATCGGACGGTGAAACCGCCGGCAACGGATTGTACTACCATTACCGCCGTTTCCAGGAGATCGCCTGGCCGGAGAAGATTTGGGAGAAAGGTCCGTTCAAAAACTATTGGGCGGAGAAGTGCCTGGAAGTTTATCTGAACTACAAATACATAGGCGCGTGTGGCTGTGCATCATCTGGAAAATCGGATTCGTTTGGCGGCAACGTGCTCACCGATTGGTATGCCCATTCCAGCTACACCACGGTTCTTGTTTCATCTACGGACCTCAAGAGTCTTGAACTTCGCATCTGGGGAATGATAAAAAAATATCATCGTTCGGTGAAGTCGGAGCACAACTGGATTCCCGGTTATCTGATAGAAGGCAAACAGATGCTCACACTTAATCCCAAGGACGAGGCTGGTGAAGGCCGGGATTTTAAGAACGGAATTATCGCTGTAGCCACCCGAAAAGGTAATACCTACGTCGGCATCCAATCACTCATCGGGATACACAACAAGCGCGTTAGGATTTTAGCTGACGAATTGCAACTCATGCCGCGCGCCTTTTTGGACTCCGCCTCCAACCTGAGTAAGTGCGAGGACTTCAAGCTGGTTGGGCTTGGAAATCCAAGTGAGACCACCAATGCCCACGGTTTCCTGTGTGAGCCTTCAGTAGAGATGGGGGGATGGGAAGGCGGCGCCGACCAGATGCCAGGCACCAAGACCTGGCCGACCCGGTTTCCGAATGGCATCTGCATACAGCTTCCCGGAAACGATTCTCCCAACATGGCGGCCCCGCCGGGGGAACCTCCTCCATTTCCATTCCTTATCACGCGAGAGCACATAGCAGATGAGGCTAAAATATGGGGCGTTGACGACTGGCATCATCAGATGTTCGTTGATGCCAAGATGCCGCGTGGCCAGGGATCGCGACGGGTGCTTACGCGGCAAGCCTGCCTCAAGTTCAAGGCGTTTGAGTCGCCTAACTGGCGGGATTCAAGAAGGACACGAATCGCATTTCTGGATGCGGCCTACCGTGGAGTGGGTGGCGACCGCTGCGTGTTTGGCGAGCTTCAATTCGGTTACGAGGTTGAACCGCTGAGTCCAGAGGCGCTGGTATCCACGATGATCTCCCAGTCGCCAATGTCAGAGCGTGGCCGCCAGATAATCGCGCTAATAGACCTGATGATCGTTCCCATTGATTCCACTCCTGGATCCGATCAGGCGGAGGATCAAATCGTCAAGTTCGTGATGGAGCAATGCGTTGGACGCGGCATAGTGCCCGGTAATTTCTTCTACGATGCCGGCATGAGAACATCGTTGGTCACGGCCTTCTCGCGATTGTGGGATGTGAACGTCAACTCGATTGACTGCGGCGGCAAGCCATCTGAAAAGCCCGTCAGCGCAGAGATTACCACTCCCTGCCGGGATTACTATTCCAAGTTCGTAACCGAGTTGTGGTTTTCCGTCCGATACGCCGTCGAAGCCGGACAGTTCCGTGGCATGACCGAGGAAGCCTGCACGGAATTCTGCCAGCGCGAATGGAAGATGGTTTCCGGGAATAGAATTGAAATCGAGAGCAAGGATGACATGCGGCAAAAAAGCGGAAGATCGCCCGATTGTTTTGTGTCTGGAACCATGATTGATACCCCTTCAGGCGAGGTCCCGATTGAGAGAATTTGTATTGGAGATATGGTGGAAACTCCGTTTGGTCCGTCAGCCGTAATAGCCGTTCATTGCGTGGAAACAAGCAGTCTTTTCCGATCCTCATTCAGTGACGGCTCCAGCCTTACAGGAAAGGGGTCGCACAGGGTTTTCACATGGACACGCGGGTGGATAAAATTGTGCGAGTTGAAGTTGACAGACCGGGTGGAAGGGGTTAAAACCCTATTCCTATGGCATCTATTGAACGCTTTGTTTACAAAGGCCGGAAATACTGGCTTCAAAGCTCTGGCCGATACTTTCAAGACGGCTACCACGGGAATAATCAGGGTGAGAGACTTCTACACCGAGTCATCTGGATTGAGCACCATGGGCTTATTCCTCCGCGTATGTGTGTCCATCATAAGGATGACAACTGGCGCAATAACTCAATCGAAAATCTTGAACTCATGGAGGTCAGGGATCACGGGCGCCATCACATGCTGGAACGGTTCCAAGACCCTGAGTTTGCTGCAAGAAATAAGGTTTCGATTTCAAAGGCTGTCAAAGCGGCTGTTGCATGGCATGGAACCGATGCCGGCAGAAAGTGGCACAGCGAACACTCCAAGGAACAGTGGAAGAACCGAAAGCCTAAAACCCACAAGTGTGATGTTTGCGGAATCAAATTTGAGTTCAAGTCATTTAGGGACGCCAAATACTGCTCCAATAGTTGCCAGCAAAAATCCTCAAGAAAACGAAATGTCGTTATTCGATTGTGTGTGGAATGTGGTAAAGAGTTTAGTGTGTTTAAGCACGAATCAACGGAATGTTGCTCCCATAAGTGTGCTGCCATACGGAGATGGAAAGTCCGAAAGGGTTTACAACCTGACCCTGGTGGATCATAACGCTTACTACGCAAACGGGATTCTAGTCCAAAATTGTGCCGATGCAGTCTCCGTCGGCCTCTTTGGCGCCCGCCAGCGGGGATTCGTCATCACCAAACTGTCCACCATGGCGCCCAAGATCAAGCGTGGACCGGACTGGCGCGATGAACTGCGCAAAAAAGCCCGCAAGCTCATAACTTGCGGGCAACTCAATCAAGCAGCCTGAAATTACAGGATACCCGAATTGATCTTTTGCACAGTGGTCCCAAGTTCACCCTCAACGCCAACGGCTGTGGCCTGGGCTTGAATGGCTGCCTTCACCTTGGAATCGGCTCCATTTTCCACTCCCTGAATCACGGTTTTGAGCAGCAGACTTTGTTGATTCGCCTTGTCAGTCTTGCGCTTGGCGACCCAAGCGGCGAGCGCCGTAATGGTTGTCAGACCGATTTCAACCGCCGGTGAATATGGATTTACGGCGGCCGTCACCGAGTTCACTGCCCCAGCCGTTGCCAGTCCAGCCGTAAGCTTGGGATCAACCGCGTAACTGGTGGACGTGGTGCCGTCCGGGTTACGGGTGTATTGAGCCGTGGTGCAGGCGGTGATAAGCAGCACAGTGGCCGCTATGGATAGGATGATGTATTTCAGTTTCATTTGGTTTTTTCTTTTGTTCGTTGTTTGCTGGCCAGAATCCTGGCCTCAATCCAGTCGAAGCACTTGAACATCATCCACAGGGCGGTAAAGGTACCCGTGATTGCGGCGGCGATCTCGCTGTATTTTATCAGCGAAAGGGTCGCTAGAAATCCCGTCACCCCTACCGTTGCAGTTGTCATGTTCTCAGCCTTCATCTCGGAATCACCTTGAAATAGGCGCCAACACTGTTGTTGGTGTGAAGATACACAACCGGCACTCCGTTGCCAGTGAAAGTCATCACTTTGGTCCAGTTGGACGCCGGATTTGTGGTCATAAAAATATCGTTGGTCTTGCCCAGAACACCGGCGGATTCAATCGCCATGCGTTCGGATCGTATGGTGGTCCGGGCCGATGTGTAGGCCGATATTTCATTGGAAAAGTCGCTCTCCAATGACGAGGCGTCAACCGCCGTGCAGGAGAAGTAATACTTCACGCCTTCCAGCAGTCCGGAAATGGTGGTTGTGGTTGATGGCAGATTCACCGACACCGAATTGAAGTAGGCTCCGGGTGAAGTTCCGAAGTAAATCACATGTGCAACCACATCCGCCGATGGACTTGGATTCCATTGCAGCGTCACGCGGCCCAACGATGGTCTTGGCACCGAAGCCGAAATACCGAATGGGGTTGCCGCCGCCGACAATCCGCCAACGGGCAGTGGGGCTGATGACATGACCGAAGCCGCTCGCGGCGAAAGCAACGGCTGGCCCATGACGCACAGCGATAGCAGGATCACGATGGCGGCAATGATTTTCATTGGGCTTTGATTTCAAGGCCGGCAATCCACCAGTTTGTGACTGCTGAGGTTATCGAACAAGTGTTGTCCAGACTCAACAGTTTGTGGCCCACGAACATCCCGTCTATATTCACATTGACACAACCACTGTCAAAATCCTCCGTCCAACCAGCCTCGGCGGTTCCGTCATACGGAAGCATTGTATTCGTGGAGAATTCAACCGTGGCGTTTTTCCCGGTTGGAGTGATGGCAGCCAGCGCCACATTTGCATTTCCAGAGGCTCCGGTTGCCTGAGCCGATTGAACCACCGCACCGCTGCCATTGGTTCCTGATGTATCAACATTTTTGAACTGAACCAGTGAGCAAATGACTTCATCAGCCGCGAAAGGATTGGTGAATGTTGCCGCCACCAAACCGGGGGCAACTGGCGTAGTGGCCATGGCCCGGTAAACCGCCTGAATGGATGGAATGCCACCGATGTCGTTTCCTTGCTGAACCAGTACCCATGTCAGCCCCAATCCCGCTACCGTAACTGTTGGAGTCTCTAATTCCTGACTGCCGCAGAAGAAAAATAGCAGCAGGCAATTTGGTTCCGGAGCCACCATGACCTGAACGGTGCCTGAGAACGCATTGGCCAGAGAAGTTCCCAGCAGCGAAAATTCTATGTCCCGGCTTAACTGGGATATGCGGGTCAACAGCGACAGCTTGGCCAGCGACGGCACATCTTCGGGAGCGAAACAGGCATAGCATTTCGACTCCTCCAACAAGGTTGGAATCGCTAGGGCGCTCATTACGATTGGGCGATCTGGTCCAGCAACGCCAGTTCGATAAGGTCCATCACCGAAGAGCCATAGCAGGCGTAGCACTTGGCGTAGGCGATCAGCGCGGAGGCTGACACATCAGCCGATGGCACGGCGGCCAATAGGATTCGGCGCAGCAATGCCAGCTTCAGCAGAGTGGTTATGGATGATCCGTAGCAGGCATAGCATTGGACCTCGGACAGTAAAGTTTGGGTGGATATAGCGGCCATAATTTATTCCTCAAGGACTGGTGTATTTGAAATTAACTCCGGCCCATTCAGTAGCAGGATTCCCTGAATTTGATGGGCAGGTAATTGCAGGACCGAATCGGCTGGCACCCAGGGTGGCAACCGGAGTGGTGACTATTACGCATCCCAAATCCTCCCACCAAAAATCCTCGCCAGTAACAACGGATAGCGACAGCCAATAAGCGGTGGCGGCTGATAAAATTGCCGGCGTAACGGCGACGTAATTGAATCCGGATAAACCCGTGAAATCAATGGTGCCAGAGGCGACCACAACGCAAGCCGTAGTGTGAAGTCTAAGGGTATGAATTTTGGTTCCCCCGGCCACAATATGGCATCCAAGGTGGGAGACGGTTATTGGCGCCGCTGCAACCGTTAATGTGCCGCCCACCACTCCGGTGAAATTGTTTCGGGTGGTGTTTCCAGTGAAGCTGGTAATCCAAGATGTGCCTTGGGACAAATCCGAAATCCTGGAAAGCAACGCCAGCTTTGACAATTCCGGAACATATTCCGGCGCAAAGCAAGCGTAACACTTGGCCTCATCCGGCAGCGTGCCTATGTCTATGGCCGCCATGGATCACCCCATGTATTCTTCGGGAGCAGCAGCGGGCGCTTCCTCAAGATCACCCTTCATCTCCTCGCGTTCTTCGTGCGGCACATAGCTGACCTGCGCCTGGTCGTCCTCCACGGATTCGATTTTGATTTTACAGACGGTCCCCGGCTCCAACTCTTTGCCTTGAAAGAAGGCCACTGGCAGCAGGGCGGTTTTGACATCGGATTTCGCCTTCGCTTCGGGCGCGGCTTCGGCCTCGGGGGCGTCACTAAGATAATCTTCTGGCATTGGGTCCTTTCGCGGTTAAAAGCCGCCCCGGCCCATTCACTGACCGGGGCGGCACACCAAACAATGTCAACGGACCTTACTCCGGAACAGGTCCATCCTGAGTTCCAGTTGGAACACCAGAACCATACAGGCCATCCGGCGCCGGGCAGACGGGCAGCGCGCTGTTGTAATTCTGGGCCGGGTATCCGGGCGAAGCCGAGCACACGTCGATCTGCGGGATGCAGAATTGCTCGCGCTTGTGGAAGTACATCCGGGCGAATTCGTAGTGCAACGGGCGCACGTAGTACTTGAACCACGAAGCGAACCGGCCCTTGTTGCCCCACGCATTGCTGATGACGTTGCCATTGGCAGCGGCGCCAAGGTCGTGCATCTGGAACTGCCATTTGCCGCCGAAATCACGGTGGCTGAACGGCATCTCCGGATTGAGCGGACGCGCATCCGGCACCAGCAATTCCATGGCCTTTTTGTGCCACTGGAAGCTGATGGCAAATTGCGCCGTGTCGAAATTCGGATTCACGTCGCTGCCGATGCCGGCTGCTCCGCCGGCGCCGGTCGTGGTGCCGTTGGTGAACGGAAGGACGATCTGGTAGCGGTAGCGGTTTCCGTTTCCACCGTTGGCTGCCGCGCCCAGGTCCCTGACGAAGTTGAACCGCAGACCCATCGCGTCAACTCTGGCCATGTAGTTGCCGATCTGGCCGGAGAACCCATAGCGCCAGTATTTGCTGGCTTCACTGAACTGCTCGAAACGCCAGTTCCCAAGCACGCTCGGGTTATTGGCGCCGCCAACACCTTGCTGGCCGCCCAACTTTTCCAGGAACCAAACGGTGTCCATGTCGGAAACCAGTTCGATGAACGGGCTGGTCTCCTTGAAGGGATTCTTTCCAGCGTAGCCCTCCAACATGGTTTTGTTGAAGTTGTTCTGCAACATCTGGGGCACCAGATGAAACAGGCTGGTGGGAGCGGCGGACGTGTCGAAGAACACTTCATCACCCGCGCCCGCTGCGGACGGATTCCACTGAAAGCTGAATGAACTCAACAGTGAGTTCGCCATGTGCCGGTACTTGGCCCAGAGCAAGGCGCGCTTGCGTAGGAAATTGCTCGAAATCGCAATCGTCGCCGGACGAAGGATTTCATTGATGACCTGCGCGACATGCTGCTCGGCCTGGGTGATGTGCATGTCCTGGTCGTAGCACAGCAGGGGAGTAGCCCAGACCTGTTGCTCCGCGTAGTAGGTGAGCCGGTCAGCACCCCACCCGATTTGATTTTCGGTGGGATCGCAAGGAGCGCCATCGCAGCCCGGACCTGCGGCACTGACTCGGTTCCACGCCTTGGTGGTGTTTGGCCACACGGAACGGAATCGGTCCTGGGTTATTTCCACCGGCGTCCCCATCGGGGTAGTTCCAGTGGACACGTTTAGAATCCAGCCATCAGTGGGCCGGATGTCCTCCATGATTAGCTCGTCGAAACGAGGCGTTTGGTCGACGAAAAACTGGGGAAAATCGCAAGCAGCTACAATCTGGCCAGTAGGGCATGACACAATGTTTACCTTTCATTATCAAGACTTTATGGCTACTATGGTTTTAATCCATTTTGCCACCAGTTAGTAAAGTCGCACCCAAACCTATGGTCTGCGGCACTCTCTACTCTATCTCGATGTGAACAGGCAAGCTGTCCCTATGGCCCATCAGGCCCCTGCGGCTTATACGGCCCGCACGCTACCGCCTGATTAAGATGTCAGGGCATCGGATGCTGGGATTTATGCAGCAAGGACACATAATCCACGGACTCACAGTCTGTCAAACCGTTTCTTTTCTGGCGCTCAACCCTCGCTGTCAGGGCCGTCGTTGAGATTGGTCGTTAGGTGTCGTAGCGACGCCTCGGTATGTTTCGACAAATTTTAGAAAAGGCCCAATAGCAAGCCATAGGGCTAATAATGGCAGCGATATTGACCACGGCAGGCGTATCCCTTCCCACAGACAAAAACACGGCACGGCTGCTATTGTTACTTTTAGCACTCGCCTCAGCCACAGCATCCGGTTTCGGTATCTTGCTTCGTAGAAGGTCATCGAATCGTGCTTTCATTTCGCAATCTTCCTCAAGCCCTGCATGAGGGTTCCCATGCGGTTTCCGGTGGGAAGCGGTGCTCCGGCATTTGGGTCGCCGGCGCCGAAGTCGGGAACGGTTTCCTCGAATTCACCCAGCTTTTTCTTGGACGCATCCAACTCTTTGAGGGCGGTTTCGAGTTCGTGGCGCAGACGGCCAAAGGCGGCGGCGCGGGAGCGCAGAGACGCATGACGGCGCACGGCTTCCTTGCGTTGTTCGGGCGTGAGCTTGGGATTAAGGGGATTGATCGCCATGGTTTCGTCCACGAACTTGAATCCGGCCTCCAATCGGTTGTTGATCTCCTCATTTCCATCCACGGGCTTGAAGTATTTACCGGTGACTTCGTTTTCCAGGATGGCCTTGTTGTATTCCTCCCAGTATTTCCCAGTCTCCTCCTGAACGGACTTCATCTGAACCTGACGCTGTTCCTGGTCCCGGGTGAACTTCTCGGAGCCGTCCTTTTTGGCTTTGTCCAGCGCGATGGTCTGGTTCTCGTAAAGCCCACGGATTTCCTTTCGGTAAGCCATCACTTCGTTGGCGGATGCGCCGTATAATTCGTCAGCGCGTTCCCGGGCCTGCTTGAGCGGCATATTCACCAGTTCCAATAGGTCCTGAGGCGCCATCTGGCGGGCGTTTCCATCCGGGTCCTCAATGGTCAATTCCTTAAGCTCGGACATGGCGCGAGTCCACGCCTGCTCGTAAGGGACCTGATACTTCTCCTGAAATTCCTTGGACTCTTTGTAATCCACAAACCGGATTTGCTCCTCCAGTTCTTGATTTCGCTTCTCGACACCGGAAAGGCGTTCGTATTCCTTTTTGCGCGCCTCCGGGTCGGTGATTTGTTTCCGGAGATCGGCATTCTCGGCCTCCAACTGTGCCCGGGCTTTCTTATGCTCGTCTATGACCTTCCATGGGTTTGTCTTTTTCTTATCAATGGCCTCCTCGATCTTGGCGGCGGCTTTGACGGGATCGACCTCTGGAGTCTTGGCCGGAGTGCCTTCCTCGCCTTCAGCGGTCACGGCAGGCTTTTCACCGGGCTTGGCTGGCGCCTCGGGTGGTTTGTCCCGTTCGTCCGGCGTCATGGTAAGCTTGGACTTGGCCCGCAAGTCCTCCATCAGCTTTTCCTGACGAGTCTTGCCCATCGGCGTCTTGCCGTCGTCAATCAAAGGCTGGCCCAATGGAGTCGGCTTAGGCGCCGGGGTCTCCGGCGTCACCGGCTTGGAGGCTGGTGGCGCCATGGCGGATACTTTGATCTCGCCAGTTGACGGTGGAAACGCGCTGCCAACCGACGCGGGTTTTGGTGCCGGGGCTACGGGGGCTTCAACGCTCATATTCAGGATTTATGTTAATTTCCAACCCGTCTTTCACAGTTACACGATTCACAGGATTCAAGATAAGCTGACGGTTCAATTCCTCAATCGTTATCGGAAGTCCGTTGTGCTTTATGGTGAATGAAGGTTTTTCCCCTGACTCAAGCCTTCCAATCGCACACTCAAGATGAAACTTCCTGAGTGAAAGTTCCTGGTTTATTCTGGCAAGTTGAAGATTCCTTTGCTTTAGGAATCCGATGAGCAACAAAAGGTATCCCACGGAAACACGGCAACATAAGGAATTCCACAACGAAGCCGGATAGGCCAAGGCACTTTTGAGTGGAATTCTGGGATTCATACCTTGTAATTCAACTGGCCTTTATCCACGGGCTGTGTCTGAACCGAATCCGGCTCGCCCAGCTTTATCAGGGTGTCCAGAAATTCGTGGGCGCCTTGCAGCTTGAAGAAGGTCATCGCGGCGGATGTGCCGTCCGGAGGCCGGGAATCCGACAACTTGCGGTGAAAGTGGGCCAAGGCGAATTGTACAGACCTCACCAATGTCTGATTTTGCATCAATTCACGATGCTCTTTTACGAAGGCCGGCGACGACTGGAATGACTGGCGGGGCGTTGGATTTACGATGATCGGTTCGCTCATTGCGCGTTCTTTTTCGCCAACTTGTTTGGGTGTTTTACTGGCAAATCGGTGATGGGCTGCGTGAGATAGCCCAGAATCTTGTTTGGATTGCGCGTTAAAATTATTTCATTCATGTCCCTGGCTTTTTTTCTGCTTTCAAAAAGCTTTTTCAGGGCCTTAGAGCCTCCCTTTTGCCATGCGGCTGCCGCTTCAAGCAGCCTGGCTTTATGTCCCTTATTCAGTTCTTCCGCTACCTTCCACAGGAGGTTGTTTCTACGGTCAACCGTTTCTTTCATATTCTTCAGGTGTTAATATAAGCTTTGTTTGCTTACATTGCTACCATAGCTAAATAGCCCGAGTCCACCATTATTTTTCCGGTTTGGACGCGGGCTTGTCCCGTTCGATCTTGGCGTCGTTGGCAGCCTCGAATGACTTTAGGCGCATGTCGTGGGCGGTTTCGGCGGCGCCCATCTTCATTTCGTGGTCTGTCTCGATCTGATAGCGGCGCATTTCCATCCCGAACTTCTGCTGTTTCTGTTTCTCCTCCATCTCGAACTGGATCTGGCGTTGCGCGGTGCGCTGGGCGTGAGCCTGCGATGTGTTGTCCGCCTTGACCTTGGCTTCCATCATCATCGTCTGAATCTTGGCCTGGGATTCGCCGTTCTCCTGGCCGCCTTGGGCCTTCTGCTGTTCCTCAAGTTTCTGCGCCATCGCTTTGACCAGATTCATCAACTTCGCCATTTGCTGGTTGTATTTCGCCACCCTCTGCTTCTCCTCCGGGTTCTGAGCGATGACGGCAATATGTTGGGCGATGTTCTGGGCGATGTTTTGCATCCCCATTACGCGCTCCATAGAAGTAGCGCCCTGCTGGATGATTTGCATCAGCGTCCCGATGAGTGTTTCCACATACTCGACGTGGTTCATGCCGCTCTTGACTGCGACCGGCAAGCCCTGCATCAGCGTTCCAGCCGCAAGCTGGGCGTCGTGAACGGAGTCCGTCACCTTGGCCACCGAATCCGGCACCAGATCGTCCGCGCGGGCGGGATCGTCGGTAATGGCCAGCGTGACATCGTGCAGAATCTGGCGTTGGGCCTCGGGATCGTAAAGCGTCCGGAATTGCATCAACTGCTGGGCAATAGCCATCTCCAAAGTCTTGTTGCCCGCGCCCATAACTCGGTCGGGCTCCAGTTCCCAGCATTCCGGGTTGTAAAGAATTCGTCCCGGGACCCCGGCCTTGAGACAGTTGGCTTGGAAGGTTCTAACTTCGGGGTCCCGGGAATCCTTGATGGTGAAGCGGCGGAAGGTTTCCCGATATTCGGGTTGCTGATAGAAATACGCCTGTTGCAATCCGGCGGAGACAAGGCTGGTCATGGACTGGACTTCGGCCATGACCTCGAACTTGGTTTTCTCGACGTTGTTGCGCTGGCCGTTCTGAGGTTGTGCGGTGTAAGAAGCTGAATTCTGACCGATGATGTTCCGGTTCTCACCCAGTCCAAGTTCAACAAGCTGCGCGTTTACCTGATAGCGGTCCTGCGGCTTGATGAAGTCAATCGTATCGTCTATGAACGCGCGGTCGAACAGGTCCACCTTCAACGAACGCTGGGCGTCCTCCATGCTCTTGACCCGGAAATAAATCATCATCTGCTCAAACACGGCCTCGTTGAACTTGCAGCGCATCCTGTTTTGCAGGTGGCAGACGGAATACAGTAGGAATCCCAGCGACCGGACGCTGTGATAGCGGAACGGCGCCACGGCGGACAGATCGGCGAACTGCCAGTTGATGATCTGCTCGCGTTCGGTGGCGAATATCCGATTGCCCGGGTTGTAGAGAAATTGATTTCTGAAGCCGTCGAGGTCCTTGTCGGTCTTGCGCTGCCAGTTCGGCGGCACCC